TATATCATGTAAGATATTTAAAACTTTAGTTTCTACTAGAATGAAACGTTTATTAGTTTTACATAAACCTTTAAAACTAGATGTTAAATATCCATCACCTTTACATAAAATTATTAATGTTCAAATAACAACACCAAAATTCCAAGAAATTTCTAAAACAGAAATTAGAAAAAATATTGATTTATCTTTAGGAATTTCACAATTTAGTGAATTTATGAAAACTGCTGATGGAATAGCTTATATTACAATATCTAATCAAATCTTAACTATTTTAAGAAATTCTTCATTTCCTTTAAATGAACAACAAAAATTTAGAACTAAATTAGAAACTTTAAAAATTGAATCATCTTCATTAATACGTGATATTGCTAAAGGTATATTTTTAGATTTATTATTAACTATAAAAACTTCACCACCCTTAGTAAGATTAGTAATTAATGCTATAAAAACAGATTTAACTTTACAAATACTTTTAACATCTAAAAAAGATGCAGAAATTGAAGAATTTGAATTAATAACTAAAGAACGTGATTATGTTAAAGCATCTTTACGATCTAAAACTGATATTGAACGTGAAGTTTATGATCAATTATTAAGATTAGGTATTGCAGAATTTATTGTTACAAATAAAGATCGTGAAAAGTTTTATAAAGATTATGATTCACCTACTGATATTCCAGATGAAGAATATGAAACTGAACGTGATTATGTAGAAAATGGTAATTTACCTATAGCACAAGATGGAACTGAAATGCAAGTTGATTATGGTGATTATGGTGATAGAGCAGTTAGAGATTATAATGATTATACAACACAAACACAATATGCAGATTCTGATTCTGAATAAATAAAACGGATTTCTTAAGTTATATTATAAAAATTTAAAAGAAAAATGTTGAGAACTTTTGTTCAATTATATCTACCAGATGGAAGATATAAAAATTTGGATTATTCTTTAGATGAAATGGATGAAAAAGTTTCTAAAGCTTTTAGACATTGGAAATTCAATGGTAAAAAAATTGTTGAAAAAGATATTACACATAAACAATCTGTATTTAATATTATAACAGGTGTATGTCTAACATTTACAATTTATTTCACTGAAGAAACACATTCATGGAATATAGATATTAAAGTGAAATCATGTGTTGGTAAAATACCAGAATTTGAAATTTCTTTAAAAGGAAATTATAAAGAAATTAGTGAAATACTTTCTTATTATTCTAGATTATATCTTAGTGAATAACTAAAAAATCAATTTACCATTTTTAAATCCAGCAATTTTTCTTTGTAATGGTTTAACTTTAGACTCACTAGTTTCAGGAGGTAAAACATTATCTTCAAATTTATAAGACCAATCAATTTCTCTTGGATTTAAATATTCATTATTAATTTTAATTAATTCTTGAACTTTTCTTCTTATAGCAAGAGCTTCTGCATAAAATTCTTTTCCCCAATTTGACTGTAAATATGAAAGATATGCATTTCTCATAGATTCTAATGATGAATAACTATTTGCATTTTTTAATACAGTTATAGAATCTTCAACAGTTTGTAAAATTGGTTTATCTAAACGTTTATTTACTATATTATGTATTCTAAAAACAAATAACATAAAATCTTTTTTTGAATTAAGATAATCTGGATATATCCGAACATATTTTATTCGTTCAGCTAAAAAATGTGTTTTACAATGAAAACATGATATTGTATTTCCAAATAAATCAACAAAACGTTCAATTAATATACGCTCGGCATCTGATGGTTTTTCAGAATATAACATACTTGCTGAATGTAATGTCATCCATCCTAAAGGTCCCCAATATGATGTCATCTTATTTAATTTACAAAGAAACAAATCCGGCTGAAACAGCATGATCTAAAATTTGTCTTTTTAAATGTGATGGAACATCTGAATTTTTTACAAGACCAGCATTTGTAGTAATTTCTGTAACCTTTTTATCACTTAAATTTGATATTTTTCTTTTCATAGTTTTAGCATGACGTTTATGTCCTTTACTAGTTAATAAACGTATTGTATGTTTTTTAGATGAAGAAGGATCGCGAATACCTTTTAATTTTATTTTTGAAGTTTTTTTTAATATTCCTTTTAGAGGAGCTTTATGTTTTATACCTCCTACAGTTTTTGTAATTGCAGGTATAACATCTGAATCTACTTTTTGAACAATAATTTTCTTATCCATCTTTATTTAAAAATGGATATAAGATTTACTTGGATGTGAACTACAAAAAATACGATGGATTGGAACGCAATCAAATCTTTCTATGAAACTAAAAGTGTTCAAAAATTAGTAGAACATCAATTAGAATCATTTGAAGATTTTATTAGACATAAGATTCCATTAATTATTCAATCTACTGCACCTATAGTAGTATGGCATGAACAAGATCCTGAAACTAAAAAATATAAATATGAATTTAGAATGACGTTTGAAAATGTAAGTTATATGAAACCAAGAATTCAAGAAGCTACTGGTAGAATTAAACCTATGTTTCCACAAGAAGCTAGATTAAGAAATTTTACATATGCTGCGCAATTATTTGTAGATGTAAGATTTATTGTTCGCACATATTCAGGTGAACAACTTATGGATAAACATGAAGAAACTAAATTATTTGAAGGTATTTCTCTAGGAAAAATTCCTGTAATGTTAGGTTCTTCTTTATGTCTAATGAAAGATTATCCTATGTCTCTTGAAGAACTAGGTGAATGTCCAAATGATCCATTAGGTTATTTTATTATTCATGGATCTGAAAGAACAATTCTTTCACAAGAAAAAGTTGCAGATAATCGTATAATGGTATTTACATCTAAGAAAACTGCAGCAAGATATACACATTCTGTAGAATTTAAATCTTTACATGAATCTTTTACTATGCCACCTAAAAAACTAGAAATTAGATTCACAACAAAATTTAATGGACATGGATTACCTCTAACTGTATGTCTACCAAGATTTCGTGAAGATATTCCACTTATAGTAATATTTCGTGCTTTAGGTATGGAATCTGATAAAGATATATGTGAAGTTGTTTGGGGTTCTCAAACAAAATATTATGAATATTTGATGGCATCATTTTCAGAATGTGCAGATCTAAAAATTTATGATAGAAATGATGCTCTAGAATATTTGAGTCATCATCTTCAATATGGTACTGCTCTAGAAGATAAAAAAGCTTATGCTAAATCTTTGCTAGAAACTGAACTTCTTCCACATGTTAAATTTGCAGGTGATCAAAGTTCACAAACAATCTTAGAAACTAGAAAATGTGTTTTGATTTCTTTGATGATACAAAGACTTATTATGACAGTTGAAGATAAAATTAAACCTGATGATAGAGATGCATATCCAAATAAACGTGTAGTTACTACAGGTGCTTTGCTAACTCATTTATTCAGACAACTCTTTCAAAAAGTATGTAAAGATTTTCGTGGAAAATTTGTTCATGAAGTTAATATTGATACATGGAAGAAATCAGGTAAACCTCTAGATGTTCTAAATATAAATAATTTATATAAAATTTTGAAAGTTTCAACTATTGAAGCTAAATTAAAACAAGCTTTAGCTACAGGAAATTTTACTGTTCAAGGTGTTGGACCTACTACAGGTTCTACTGCAACTAAAGTTGGAGTTTCACAAGTTCTAAATAGATTATCTTACCTAGCTACTGTCAGTCATCTTCGAAGAATTCAAACTCCTGTAGAAAAATCAGGAAAACTTCTAGCACCACGTAAATTGCATGGAACTTCATATGGATATGTATGTCCAGTAGAAACACCTGAAGGTCATTCTGTTGGTATTGTAAAATCTTTATCTATGCTAACTTCAGTTTCTCAACATACACCTTCTATAGTTGTTCTAAAAGTTTTGGAAAAATGCGATGATATAGAATGGCTTAAATCAACTAAAATTCCAGAAGAAACTTTGATTTCTCTAAATGGTGTTACAATAGGTTCAACAAAAAATCCTGAACAATTATTTAAGAAATTAAAAGATTGTAAAAAAGATTTTATTTTACATCCACATTCAAGTATTATATGGAATATTATGAAAAATAATATTTCAATTGAAACTGATGGTGGTAGATTAGTTAGACCTTTGTTTAGAGTTCATGAAGGAAAAATTCTTCAACCTCCAGAAAAACAAGATTGGGATTCATGGGTTAAAGCAAATATTGAATATATTGATCCAGGTGAATCTGATCATGTTCTAATATCAATGTTTGAAAAAGATATTAGTAAAACTCATACACATTGTGAAATTCATCCTGCTTTAATGTTAGGTCATATGGCTTCAACAATTCCAATGTCAGATCATAATCAATCACCTAGAAATACTTATCAATCTGCTATGGGTAAACAAGCTATTGGTTTGTATGCAAAGAATTATGCATCACGTCTAGATAAGAATGGTTATGTTCTTTGTTCACCTATGCGTCCTTTAGTAGAAACTAGAATGATGAATGCAATGAAAATTCAAGAAATGCCATTTGGATTTAATGCTATTGTTGCTATAGGAATTTATGGTGGTTATAATCAAGAAGATTCTGTTATTTTGAATAGAGGAGCTTTGGATCGTGGTCTATTTAGATCATTATATTATACAATTTATAAAGATGAAGAACATAGAAATGTAGCTTCAGGTAAAGAAGAAAAATTTTCTAAACCTAGAAGAGAAAATACACGTGGATTTAAAAATTCATCTTATCATGCTATTCAAGAAAATGGTATGCCAGCAATAAATTCTATAATTAAAGAAAATGATATTGTTATTGGTAAAGTAACAAATTTGAAAAATGATGCACATGGATATCAATTTAGAGATTCTTCAACTACACATAAAAATTCTGAAAATTGTAGAGTTGATGGTGTATGGCAAGATAAAAATTCAGATGGTTATCCATTTATTAAAACTCGTGTAGTATCTGAACGTATTCCTGAAATTGGTGATAAATTTTCATCAAGACATGGACAAAAAGGAACATGTGGTATTATTCTACCTGAAGAAGATATGCCTTGTACTGCTAGTGGTCTAAGACCAGATCTAATTATGAATCCACATGCTGTTCCTTCACGTATGACTATTGCTCAATTAATGGAAACTATGTTTGGAAAAGTTTGTACAGAAACTGGTAATTTAGGTGATGGAACACCTTATACACATTTGAAAATTGAAGATTTGCGTGAACATATGCTTAAACTTGGTATGCATCCATATGGAAATGAAATTTTATATAATGGTCAAACTGGTGAATTAATGGAAGCTGAAATCTTTATGGGACCTACATTCTATCAACGTCTAAAACATATGGTTCGTGATAAAACACATTCTAGATCTAGAGGTCCTATTGTTTCTTTAACACGTCAACCTTGTGAAGGTAGAGCAAGAGATGGTGGTTTGCGTGTAGGAGAAATGGAACGTGATTGTATGTTGTCACATGGAACATCAATGTTTACAAAAGAAAGATTGATGGATGTGAGTGACCCATTCAGTACAGGATTTTGTAAAAATTGTGGTGTTCTTGCAGTTGTGAATAGAGAAGCTTCATTATATGAATGTGGAACATGTGGAGTTCAAACTGAATTTGAAATGAAGACTATTCCTTATGCAATGAAACTTTGGACACAAGAATTAGAAGCTATGCATATTGTTCCACGTCTAGTATTTGGATAATTATTAATATTAATACAATGATAAATGAAATCTATTTTACAAACTTATCATAATAATCGTTTAAATAGAGTTCCTAATAGGAATGCTTTAAATGATCTTTTAAAAGTTTTTAAATATGATAAAAAAATTAGATTAGGTGCAAATGAAGATGGAGGATATGTTATTGGTCTTTTAGATGAAAGTGAAGAATATGATTGTTATATTTCATGTGGTATATCAGATGAAGAAAGTTTTTCAAGAGATTTTATTGAAAAATTTAAAATGAATAAAACTAATAGTTTTGGATTTGATGGAACAATATTAGATTATCCTTATGAATATACAAAAGAAATTACATTCATAAAGAAAAATATAGATTCATTTAATGATGATAAACATACAAATTTATTTGATTTAACTGAAAAATATAATAATATTTTTTTAAAGATGGATATTGAAGGTGGTGAATATCCATGGTTATTATCAACTAATGAATCAACATTAAAAAAAATTAAACAGATTACAATTGAATTTCATCAAATTAATACTAATTTAGAATATAAACAAGCTGATAAAATTAAATGTTTAGAAAAATTAACAAAAACACATTATTTAATTCATGCTCATGGTAATAATTGTTGTGGAACTATTCATAAAATTCCTAATGTTATTGAATTAACATATTTAAATAAAGATTGTTTTAAAACTACTCCTACATTAAATATCTTATCTCTTCCAAATGAACTAGATTATCCAAATAAAATAAATTATATAGATATTCCTTTATCATATCCATTCGTGAATTTATAGCCCTCGTCTAGTGTTTAGGTAAAAAAAATATTTAATATATAATATGATATTAAAAAATATTCTTTTTGATTTAGATGGTGTTTTATTCGATGGGTCAGTTTTTCATAAGAAAATATTCTTAAAAGCCTTAAAAGATTTTAAGAATATTGAATTATCTGATGAATTTCATGATCATCAATTAGAAGCATTAACTACGAAACAAAAATTACATAAACTTTCTAATATAAAAAAAATTGAAGATTCTGATATTGAACCAATTTATAATCTTAAACAGAAATATACAACTGAAAATTTAGATAATATTAAATTATTAATTGCATAAATTGGTGTTGGATAGAAAATAAAAACATAAACAGATTAACTTTATTTTACTCAATCAAAGTATTATACATTTTATCAAGCCATTTCATTTTTGATTCATTTAACTTATTTGTTTGATCTCTATATATAGAAACTAAATGAATAAAGATATTTCCGTAATTTGTTACATTAAAATCAGGCATGTAGCCTTCTCTTAATTTTTCTGGAAGATTAATACTGTTTACTATTTGATGAACTTCACATACATTAGCAGTAAAGGGATTATAATTTGGGTCTTGTCCAATGGGATTTATATGTTTTACAGACTTCCAATTTTCATTTAAATTATACCAATAATAACTATGGCCACCAACATCTGTTGATATTTTCTGTCCATCGAGAATTGTAATTACTCCAGCAAGTCCCGAATATTTAATTTTATCTTTAAAGTATTTGTGATTAAAAATCTGAAGACCTATCCAAGATTGGCAAACTCTATTTTTAGGAATATATTTACTATAAAATCTAACATCTGTGGTAAGACCATATAAATCTGTAATTTCTTTTAAATTTATATCCGCTATAGGAAATATATCGTTTTCCAAAAAAACACTTATATAAGTATCATGCATAATGTAATTGTCATAAATAAACTGAAATGCTAACCCATAAGAATGGGATGGATCGCTATGTCTATTAGATGGCAATTCTATAGGTATAACATCTAACTCTATCCATTTGTTTTTCATTAATATTTTGGTAGCTTCAATAGGAGAATCTACGAATCCATAAATTTGTAATTGTTCTCTATGATTTAATTTAAAAAACTTTCTAATTAAAGAAACTTGTTTTTCAAAAAATATAACTGAATTATAATGTGCTAAATAAACTTTAATAATTTCCATTGCGTTATTAGATATACTTTTTTTTATTCTTTAAATTTAAATGCTCTTATTTGATATCGGTGCTAATATTGGATTATGGGCTTTAAAAAATTATACCCATGAAACAAAAATTGTTTGTGTAGAAGCATCACCAACAACAACTCAAGAATTACAAAGAAACTGTCAAGGAAAAAATATTCTATGTCTTAATTACGCAGTAACATCAACTAATAGCAATACAGTAACTTTTTGTGAATGTTCTTCTAGTCCAATTTCAACTTTAGATGAATCTTGGTTAAATGATCCTTCGTCTCGTTTTTATAAAGTTCATTCTTATAAAAAAATACAAGTTCCAACTATAACAATTGATAAATTAATTTCAGATTACGGCATTCCTGATATTTTAAAAGTAGATGTTGAAGGAGCAGAAAATATAGTTTTAAAATCATTAACTCAACATGTAAAAACAATATGTTTTGAATGGGCATCCGAATGGAATGAAAAAACTTTTGATGCCTTAAATCATCTTTCAAGTTTAGGATATCAAAAATTTCACATTCAAAATCAAGATAATTATAGTTACCGTCCACCTACATATGAATATAACAAAGAAGAACTTATAGCAAAACTTAAACTTACACAATTAAAACAAGATTGGGGGATGATTTGGGCAACTATTTAAGTAGTAAAAAAAATAATATACAAATGAATATTAAACAATTTATTGGCAGTTTAGATATTAAAGTATTTGTTGAAGTTGGAATGCATTTTGGAACAGATACTCAAGAGTTTAGAAGAATGCATCCTAATGCTAGAATAGTTTCATTTGAACCCGATCCTAGAAATATTCAAATGATAAAAAATTTGGGTAATGATAAAATTTGTGAATTATATGATCTTGCTTTATCCAATATAAATGGGTCAATGGATTTTCATTTATCATCAGGAAATGCAAAAAATCGGGTAACTGAAACGTTATTTCAGGAAACAGATTGGTCATTTTCTTCATCATTAAAGAAACCAACTGGACATTTAAAATTGCATAACTGGGTATCATTTCCAAAAACTATTCAAGTACAATGTTGTAGGTTAGACGATTTTAAACCGTTAAAAAATACTAAGATTGATTTTATATGGGCAGATGTTCAAGGTGCAGAAGATTTAGTTTTTTCTGGAGGACTTGAAACATTAAAAAATACGCATTATGTTTATACAGAATATTGTAACAACGAACTATATGAGGGTCAAATAAATTTAAAACAAATCTTAGAATTATTTGGTAATGATTGGAAAATTCTAAATGTAATTGGAGATGATGTTTTGTTAGAAAATATTAATTTTAATACTATTTAATTGTTATTAACATACTATTATAAAAATGTTGGAATTTATTGAAAAAGTTATTTACATTAATTTAGAATATCGAAAAGATAGACGAGAACATATCGAAAAACAATTATCTTATTTTGGATCTGAAAAAATCATAAGATTAGATGCAATATATGAAAAAAATAGAGGCCATCTTGGATGTTCAAAAAGTCATGCTGCTGCTTTAAAACTAGCAATTGAAAATTCATGGAATAATTGTTTAATTGTTGAAGATGATGCAGTTTGGAATAAGTTTGAATCAGGAATTATTACATTAAAAACTTTATCTCAAAATAATTTTGATGTTATTATGCTTGGAGGTACTGCTGTAGAATATGATAACAAAACAAATAAATTATTTAAATGTTGTTGTGCTACAGGTTATTTAGTAAATAAACATTATTACACAAAATTATTAAATATTTTTAACAAAAGTATAATTTTTTTAGAAAAAACTTATAATCCCAATATTGGAGCGATAGATCAAATTTGGCATTCGTTACAAAAAAATGATAACTGGTATATAGTTATGCCTTGTTTAATGACACAAATAAAAAATTATTCTGATACAGAAAACTGTATTACAGAAAAAGAAAAAGTATTTCTTTAAATTTAAATGATATAATACATCTTAAATAAATGATAACTGTTCATTTACAAGGTGGTCTTGGAAATCAATTATTTCAATTGGGTTTCTTAGATTATATTCAATATAAATCAGGTAGACAAATTTATCTTTCTGATTTAAAAAGTCCTTCTAGTAAACATTCTTCTGAACAATATTTTGAAAGTATTTTTCAAGAATGGAAAGGAATTTATAAAGATACAGCTGCATCATGTATACATGAACATCCTAAAATGATTCAACAAGAATGGGATATGTATCCAGAAAATACATGTTATGTGGGATATTTTCAACGTTATGAATATTTAGAGCATATAAAACAATCTTTTATAAATAAATTAAATTTTAATGAAAAAATTTTAGAAAAATATCCTGAATTAAATAAAAAGACATTTATTCATGTAAGAGGAGGTGATTATAACGGAAATTCTTTTCATGAACTTAATTTAACTTCATATTATAAAAAATGTATGGAAAAAACACCTTTAAAAGATTTTGTAATTTTTACAAATGATATTTCTTATTCTAAACGATATTTTCATGATATTCCTATTATACAAGAATCTGAAATAGATTCTCTTTATCTAATGTCTCAATGCGGAGGAGCAATATGTGCTAATTCAAGTTTTTCATGGTGGGGAGCATATTTGAATTCAGAACGTCCAATTTTTATGCCATCAAAATGGTTTAATGATCCTACAATGCAAGGAAATTACTATTTTAAAGATGTTTATGTAATAGATATAAATGTTTGAATTTATTGAAAAAATTATTTACATTAATTTAGAACATAGAACTGATAGACTTGCACAAATTGAAGAAGTTCTTTCTAAAATTCCTCAAGAAAAAGTTTTGAGATTTAATGCTATTAAACACAATCATGGTGGAGTAGGATGTACATCAAGTCATATTGCAGTTCTTGAAATGGCAATTCAAAATAAATGGAAAAATTATTTAGTTGTTGAAGATGACGCAGTATGGTCTCCAAGTACAGAACAAAGTTTAAAATTATTTTCAGATTTGGTTAAAAATCCATTTGATGTTTTAACTTTAGGAATTGCTCATGCTAAATATACTTCTGAATATAAATTAATTTCAGGACAAACTACAACTGCATATATAGTTCAAGAACATTATTATCCTGTATTACTTCAAAACTTTAAAGAAGGATTGTATAATTTTTTAACTACTGGTAATTATGGTGCTTATGCATTAGATCAATATTGGAAACATTTGCAAGCAAAAGATAATTGGTATTGTGTAATTCCTTCTTTATTAATTCAACGACCTTCATATTCCGATATAGAAAGAAAAAACACAGATTATAGTAAAGAATTCTCATGAGTTTTCAAGTTTTAATTGCAACAGTTGGGCGTCATAGTTTACAAAGAATGTTGGATTCTTTAAAAAATCAGCTTCAAGAACAAGATTGTTTAACCCTTGTTTTTGATGGTCATTCAACAATTCCATTATTTAATTTAGAAAATTTCAAATGTGAAATTAAACAGTATTGTGAACCTACAGCATTAGGTGCATGGGGGCATGGTATTCGTAATAAATATGCCCCATTATTGGAAAAACGTGACTTTGTTATGCATGGTGATGATGATGATATTTATTTACCAGCATTTGATGAATTAAGAACTAAATGTGTAAATAAAGATGTTTTATATATTGCTAGAATGAATCATACTAAATTACGAGATATTCTTCCACAAGGACCATTTATAAAAGTTTGTCATATTGGAACTCCTAATGGAATTATTCCATATGAATTAAATAAAACTTCTTTTTGGAAACATCAATATGGTGGTGATGGATTATTTTATGAAGAATTAGCTACAAAAGCACAAGTTGAATTTTTATCAACAATTATTTATCAAGTTTAATTTTCTATTTATACTAAACTAAACTTAATTAAATAAATGTCTCTTACATTATATCTTTTATATAGAGATGAAGATATAAGTCAATTTAATCATCCACATATAACTCCATTAAAAGTTGAAAAAGCTTCAAAATATTATGAATCTGAAATTTTTAATCAAATTGATATTGATAATCTTCCTCAAACTGAAAAAATTGGATTTATAACTCCATCAGTATTTAGAAAATATGGAAAACGTGATCTAGATTTATTTGTTACACAATTACAAAATTTACCCAATAATAGAATTGTTCCAATAGCTTATAATCCTAATCCATGTCCATCAGAAGCAGTTTATGCTCATGGTCAAACATTTGTAGATTTATGGAGTTGGATTATAGAATCTTTAGGCTATTCATCTACTACAAATGATAAATTTCATGTAATTTGTTGTAATATGTGGATAGCTCCAAGAGATGCTTTTATTGATTATGTATTACTAGCTAGAAAAGCAATGAAAAATATAGATAATGCGCCTCAAGAAATTAAAGATAAATTTTTTTCAGATTCGAATTATTTTAAATGGGGTGGAAAATTAACACCAAAAGAATGTATGGAAAAGTTTGGAGTTCCACATTATCCGTATCATCCATTTTTACTTGAAAGATTAATTTCATTTTTCAAATATATTTATGAAAATAAGCTTATACAAAAATAAATTATTTATATAAAATGTTTGAATTTATTGAAAAAGTTATATATATAAATTTAGAAAAACGAACTGATCGTAAAGAAAGTATTGTTGTAGAACTTCAAAAATACTTTCCAAAAGAAAAAATTGAACGATTTAATGCTATAAAACATCAACGTGGAAATATTGGATGCACATTAAGTCATATTGCAGTTTTAGAATTAGCTATTTCTCAAGGATGGAAAAATTATTTAGTTGTTGAAGATGATGCAGTATGGTCTAATTTTTCAAATGGATCGCATATTCTTGAAAAACTTTCTAAAGAAAATTTTGATGTTATTCAATTAGGTTCAACATTTACACAATTTAATCCACACACATATAGAGTTTATAATTGTTTAACTACAACTGCTTATATTGTTAATCAAAAATATTATTCAATTCTTCTAGAAAATTTAAAAGAAGGTTTAACAAAATTAATTGAAACTAATCAAGGACCTTTATATGCAATAGATGTATATTGGAATTCTTTAAAATTAAAAGATTTATGGTATGTTGTATTTCCATCATTATTAATACAAAAAGAAGGTTATTCTGATATTGAAGAAAGAAATGTAAATTACGATCAGTTTTTTAAAATGGGAAAATTTATTTAATGTTTGAATAACAAACACAAAACATGAATCAATTTTTATTAGAATTTATGGGATCTTTAGTTATATGTTATACATTAATATTTACTCATGAAAATCCATGGTTAGTAGGGTTTGCTCATACATCAGTTTTATATATAGCTAGATCTTCAAATTTAGATGGTCATTTTACACCTATAAGTGTTATTTTACAATTATTATTACAAAGATTAGATCTTTTAGAAGGCTTAAAAATTTTAAGTGTTCATATTTTAGCAGCCGCGTTAATTGTTTTAATATACGTTAAAATATAAAATGTCAAAAACTTATTTTTATATAAGTACTTCTATTGGTGCTGTCTATCACAACAATCCTAATGATCCAGCTACAGGAATATATATATTAGAACCTATGTCTGGACCAACAACATTTAATATACCATTAGGACAAAATATTTCAGCCTTTGGTTTTGCTTTTTATGATGGTAGTGGTCCTATAGATCTTGATTTTACTTATATTCCAAATGATCCACAAACGGGAAGTCTAATAACAGGCTTAACTTTTGCATATTATGATGATAGTGGAGATGCCTATTCTAATAATACTCCCTTAGTATATAATTCTGGTGCTTTATTTTTAGCAACTGCAGATGCTTCGGCATCTGCAACAAAAAAAAATAATTTTCTTTATTCTCAAGTATCACAAGCTGTTGATGCTTTCGGAAATGCATCTTCTTTTGGAAGTCAAATTGGAGGTATTCCTCGTGGAATACCTTTTAATAATGCAGCATCTCCAATTTCGATTAAAGCAGGTTTGAATTCTTTTAGTTTCTTTACTGAATCATTTATAATTGAATTTGGTTCAGTAGAATTTATAGCATTATATCCTAATGTAACATATACAAAATCTACTTTAAGTTATGATAATCCTCCTACACTTCAATTAAAATTATATAGTGATATACAACGAACTGTTCCAAATACTGTAAGTTTAACACCTCAACAATTTTTAGTTTGGTATATTTTGACTGATAATGTTATCGCGATTAACGTTACAACTGGAACTACACAAATGTTAACATATGATTTATCTTCTATTTTTACACCAACAACAACAATAACAAAAACATATTATACTGGACGTATTTCAGTTCCAGTTCCTCCAACTATTACTTATGCATTTATTGGACCTACACCTCCACCTGGACCTACAGGTGGAACTGGAACTGTAGTTCCGTGTTTTTTTGCTAATGCTGAAGTTCTAACTTCAGAAGGATATAAACCAATTTCTTCTTTAAAAGAAAAAGATTTAATTATCACACAAAAAGGTCTTAAACCTATAAAGAAAGTTTTATCTTATCATGTTCCAGCTTCAGAACAAACTAATCCTTTTTTAATTCCTAAAGGTAAATTTGGAGCAAGAAAAGATCTTTTAATTTCACCTAATCATTGTATTTTAATAGATGGAAAAATGATTCCTACTAAACAATTAGATCTTGAAAAACAAGTTATGGAAGGTATATTAGAATATTGGAATATTGAATTAGATCAATGGTATAATATGTATGTAGAAGATGTAGAAGTTGAAACTTTAGCACCATTACAATTTGTTATAATGTCTATTGAACAATTTAATTTATTAGTTGAACAACAATGTCAAGGTATTCCAGATATTGAAAAAACTATTAAAGAAAAATGTAGATTCTTTGATGATAAAGTTCAAGTTCCTATTTATAGACGTGAGATTTAATTGTTAAATATTTATAATAATTAAAAAAAAATGCTTCATATTTATACTCCAAATCCTGAAATTAAAAGTATGTTATATGAACAAATTTTAAAACATCGTTATACAGATTCAGGATTTGATATTCCTTTAATTTCAAAAAAATTAAATTTATATTTAGTTGAACAATATACTTTTAATTTTGAAATGTATATTGCTGCAACAAATCTTGAAAAAAATCCTTTACCTTGTATTTTACTTCCAAGATCATCAATTTCTTCTACACCATTTAGATTATGTAATTCTATTGGATTAATTGATGCTGGATATCGTGGAGAATTAAAAGCTAAAGCAGATATTATGAATGTTATTGATTATGAAATTAAAGAAGGAACTCGTCTATTTCAATTATGTCAACATTCTTGTTTACCATGGGAAAAAATTATACTTGTTGATTCTTTAGATGAACTTCCTAAAGCTCTTGATAATCGTGGTTCTGGTGGATTTGGTTCTACGAATCAATAACATTTTGTACAGAACCTTGTACAGATATAATGTAACCTTTGAATCCTAATTGAGGATATTTAGATTTTAATTGAGATTGTAATTCTCGTAGTTTTTCTACATGGACACTTTCATCAGTATCTGGTTTATCAAGACCACCTAGAACTAGTTTCTTATATGCTCCACAATCCATATGATCAAATACCCAAATTTCTTTGATGTCATGTAATGCTATAGCTAATCCTACATGATCATGAAAAGTTTGTCCCCAATGTGGGAAACTATCTTGTACCACACCTAATGCTGCTCCAGCTAAGGTGAATAAATCATAATCACCTTTTAGTTCTTGGGTATGTGTTAAATACCATGCTAATGAATGTGCATATCTTGGATCAATACAACCTAAAACTAATACGGATGCACCGCCAGATTTGAATCCTTCAATTGAAGGTTGAAGTCTTGCTCCAAAATATCCTACTAAAAATGCTAATAAGACTAATACTAATCCATACATTGGGATTTGTTTTAAATTTCCTAAAGCCATTTTATTATAATAGTTAAAAATATTTTTATAAATTAAGTAAAGATATTGAGTCGTGAGCAATTGCTACCCAATATGCATCTTTCAATGCCCAATTAAATCCCCAAACTAGAGTTATAAAAATAAACATTGAACGCAAAAAAATTATTAAGATTGGATTCGTCGTCGGCATTTAATTCTTCAAAATATATTTTCTTGCTTAGTAGTATAACAACATGGGCGGAGGACTTATGCAACTTGTATCTTATGGTGCACAAGACATCTACATTTCCGGTAATCCTCAGATTACTTTCTGGAAAATTCTTTATAAAAGACACACTAACTTTGCCATGGAATCTATTGAAGTAACTTTTAATGGTCAAGCTGATTTCGGTAAACGTGTAACTGCTGTAATTAACCGTAATGCTGATTTAATGTACAAGACTTACCTTGCTGTAGTTCTTCCTCAAGTAGAAGTTGGTGGTTCTAATACTCTTAAATCTGGAACTACTGCTTGCAGTGCTTTCCGTTGGGTAAACTATATTGGTCACAGATTAATTAAACAAGTTGAACTTGAAATTGGTGGTCAACGTATTGATCGTCAATATGGTGATTGGATGCAAATCTGGACCCAATTATCTACTGAAGCTGGTGTAGTAAAGTCTTTAGATGCTCTTCTTGGTAACACTCACGATTTAGTTTTACTTAAACAAACTGGTGCTCTTGCTTTAGATGGAACTTGCTCTGGTTCTGAAACTACTTTATCTTGCGTATCTCGTGCTGGAACTCCCATGAAGACTTTATATGTTCCTCTTCAATTCTGGTTTTGCCGTAACCCTGGTCTTGCAATTCCTTTAATTGCTCTTCAATACCACGAAGTACGTATTAACGTAGACTTTGAAATCTGGGAAAACTGCGTATATGCTGAAACTACTGATGGTAACGCTGAACGCCCTAACGCTCTTTCTTTAGCTGCTGCATCTGTTTACATTGATTATGTATATCTTGATACTGAAGAACGTCGTCGTTTTGCTCAACAATCTCACGAATATTTAATTGAACAAGTTCAATACACTGGTGCTGAATCTATTACTTCTTCTTCTAACAAGATTCAACTCAACTTTAATCACCCTGTAAAAGAACTTCAATGGGTAGTACAACGTGATTCTTTTGTAGATTGCTCATTCCAAGATTGGATTACTACTGTAGGTGGTCAACAACCCTTTAACTATTCTGATGACTTCTCTACTGAAGGTATTATTATGTCTTTATTAGCTACTGGTAGCAGCAACACTAGCCCTGCACCAACCAGAGTTCTTGGTGACAGCACAACTGGTGGTGCTACTGGTTTACTTGCAACTGGAACCAACGCTTTACCTGGTATGGTAGGATCTTCTGGTTCTGCTGGTCAACAAGCTGATTTCGATACTGGTGTCAACTATTTACTTGCCAAAGTAATTTTAGATTCTGGTATTCGTTGCGAAGGTAAGAATCCCGTAGAAGTAGCCAAACTTCAATTAAACGGCCAAGACCGTTTCACTGAACGTGAAGGTTCTTATTTCGATAAAGTTCAACCTTATCAACACCACTCTCGTTGCCCTTCTACTGGTATCAACGTATATTCTTTTGCTCTCCGCCCTGAAGAACACCAACCTTCTGGTTCTTGCAACTTTTCCCGTATTGATAAAGCAACTCTTCAACTCTCTGTATCCTTAAACACCGTAATTGGTGCACGCACTGCCCAAGTTCGTGTATATGCACTCAACTACAACGTTCTTCGTGTAATGTCTGGTATGGGTGGCCTTGCTTACTCCAATTAATCAAATACTTAACAATTCATATACTATAATTTTAAGATTTAAGATTTAAGATATTGTAAAATTGATTGATAAATATAATAATAAAATTAATTGAGTTGGATAACCAAATTCAATTAATTTTATTTTTGTGTATAATAATTTTAAATAAGTTGTTCTAATACAAAATGTTTATAAAAATTAGGTTTAAAAATAAGTTCTGCTAACATTTTACCATTTCTAGCAATTTGTTCAGTATAACTTTTATTTGAAATTAACTTTCCAATATAAAATAGTAATTCAAAAATATCATCTTCAATTATAATACAATTTTCTTCATGTTTTAGATATTTATTAAACCATGGAGATGTTCTACGAAAATATATAACTGCACAACCACTCATAAGAGCACGAGTAGTATCTGATGCACATCCCCATCCTTCAATAGATAACCAAATTGTATATTTTGAACCTTCATCTGGTTCACATCTTTCTGCAAATAATTTAGGATTTTCATTCCAATATGAATTTTGCCAATTTATATTCTTTATTAATTTAACATTTGTTTGTGGTATATTTTTTAAAGCATTTACAACATCTTTTCTTCTTTCAGCTGTGCAAGAACCTCTCCAAAATACTTCATGTTTTCTTTTTTTAAAATCTAAAGAGATTTTTGGATAATAAAATTCTGGATTTTCAAAAAATCGATCATCACCAGGAACAACAATTGAATTTGGTATTCCATTATAACGAACTATAACTTTACATCTTTTAAATAAAGAATAAAGTTTTTCAGGTATTGGATGATTAAAATCTGCTCCATAAATAATAATAGCAGTATTTTCTGGTGTATTATCAACTATAAACTTTACAATTGGACCATCAGATTTAACCATCATTGCAAATTCTCCCCAAGGTTGAAAAGATGTTAAATTAACATCATGTTTACAATTTATAAATAACTTAGAAAAACCATTATAATATATAAAAGTTGGATTTCCAAATGGAATTTCATTTAAATTTTTTAAGACATCCATGTTGTTTTATTTATGTTTTTTTAAAAAAATATTAGTATAAATGACTACGGATATCTTTATTAAAACATATTATAAAGATTTCATATGGCTAGAATATTGTTTAAAAAGTATTTTAAAATTTGCTAGAGGGTTTAGAAATGTTGTCATTGTTTCAGATTATAACCCAAATAATGAAATTCCAAAAGAATTATTAAATATAATTCCATGTAATGTATTTTATACACCCTTACCAAAAAAGTTTCCACAATTAGTAGAACATGGTTTAGGATATTTATGGCAACAATATATTAAATTAACATGGTATAATTATTCAGATGCAGATGAAGTTTTAGTATTAGATTCAGATGAAATGTTAAGTAAAATAACAACGCCTAATGATTTTAAAACAAATAATAAATATCATTGGTTTTTTAGATCATGGAATGAAGCTGGAAATGGAATATGTTGGAAAAAACCTACAGATTTCATCTTAAAAAAAGACACTCCTTATGATGCTATGTGTCTAACTGGATTTATTCTTCAAAGAGAAACAACAATTGCATTTAAAAATCATGTTTTAACTATACATCATGTTAATGATTTATGGGATTTATTTGTAAAATATAATATGTCAACTGCTAGTGAATTTAATTTATTTGGTAATTTTATTTATTTATATGGTAGAATTGAATATGAAATTATAATAATTGAAAATAATAATGTTGAAAATTATTTTAATAATACAATAAAAAAAGAGTGGTCTTGGGGTGGTTTAACAGAAAATATTAAACAAGAAAAAGAAAAAATTTTATTGAGTAATTGAATCTTTTTGAAATATATCTCCGAATGCTTCATGTAAAATAAAAAACATTTTAGCTATACGAGTTTTAAGATCACTTTCTTTTTGATGTAAAACAAATAGTTTTTCATGTTTAAAATTATCTAATTCATCACAAATAGCTTTAAGTTTTTCTTCTTTTATTTTTTTAAGTTCTATTTCTATTTTTTCTTGTTGTTTAATAGATATATCTATTTCTATATTTTTTAATTGTCTATTATGATAATTAATTCTTTCTTTTTCTAAATTTTCATTATCTTCTTTAAGAATATTTTCTGTTTTTTCTTTATTATTTATTCTTAAATATTTTAGTTCTTCTTCAAATTTTTGTTTTAATTTTTCTATTTCATGTTTTTGTTTCTCTTCAAATACTTGTAAAGCTTCAAATTTTCTATTTTCTAATTCTTTACTATAAGATTCATATAATTCTTCATGTTTTAATTCAATTTCAGTATTAAGATTAGTTAACATTTCATCTCTATGTTTACTATGTTCAAGAAGTCGTTTTTCACGTTGTTCTTCAAGTAATTCCATATGTGCTGAATGTAATACTTCATTGTAATTTTTTGTTATAGTATCAAGTTCATTTTTTATTTCTATTTCTCTATTTTGCTTATATTCTTTTAATTTAGTATCATATGAATTTTTATCATAGAATAATTCAAGTTCAAGATTTGCTTCTGCAAGTTCTTTTTTATTATTTGCAATATAACTATTTCTTACTCCTTCAAACTTTTTATCATAAACTTGTTGAAGATTTTTTAATTCTTCTTCAAGTTTTTCAGTAGTTTCTTTAGTTTTTTCATTAGAATATTCTTCAGCTAAAGCATCAATTTTTAAAAATTCATCTTCTTTTTTAATTAAACATTCTCTATCAGTTTCTTTCATTTTAATGCAGAAATATTCATTATTTTTTTTATCAAGTTGTTGTGATTTTTCTTGTAATAATTGATTAAAATTAATTTGAAATTTCTCTCGTTCTTCTTCTTTAATACAAATAAATTCTTTTTCTAATTCTTTAAGTTTTTCAGCTTTTAAAACATTAATTTCTCTTTCTAAACATGCAAAATCTTCTAATTTTTTTTGAATATGTTCATTTCTAAATTGTTCAAGTTGTTTTTCAATATCATTTTTAAATTCTTCACGTTCTTTTTCAATTTCATTTCTAAATTCTTGACGTTCTCTTTCAAAAATATAATATTTTTCTTTAAAAATTTCTTCTTGTTTTAGTTTGTAAGTATATAAAATAAAACTTTTCATTTTATTGATCTCACTTTGATCTTCTAATGATAAAGAACTGGATGTAAAATTTGGAACATGTTGAATATCATAAACAGTTTTAGTATCATAATTTTCTATTAGATTTTTACACTCATCTTGATTATATTCTAATATTTTTACATTTGCATCTCCAGAAAATGGTAAACTCATTAATAAGATAAAATCTTTTGAATTTACATAATTATGTTCGAGAGTTACATTACCATTTTCTAAATGATATGTTTTTATATGACTAGATAAATTAACAATATTTTTATTCTTTCGATGTAATTTTGCAAGCAAACAATGGACTGCACCAAACATATGGATATAATAATCCCCAACAAAATCTGGTTGTCCACAAAATATAATACTTGTATAGTTAAATATATCAGAAGATTCAATTAAAAAATCACAAGTATTTACATTTTGAGGAAGACTATCACAATTTATTTTACTAGAAGAAAGAACGCAGATATCATTATTTTCAAGTGAAGAACAAATACTTAAAGATCCAGTTGAAAATATACTGTTATTTAGAGATACAATATTAATCATTCCTGCATTAAATAATGTAAATACATCTGAAAATTTTATTCCAGTCCATTGATTATTTTTTTTTATTTCTAGTTTTTCATTTTCTGGAAATTGATCATAGTTACAATTAACTAAAAAAACACATATAGATGAGATATTAGGATTTTCTAGATTTCTTTTAAGAATTTCTATATCAAATGGTGAAGCATTATACATAATTTGAAAAAGTTTAATATTATATGTATTTTTCTTTGTATGTATATCTAAAAAATTATTTAGTAGTAGATTTTTTGGCACAGCATAATCTTTCCATTCTTTAGTAAATCGCGTAAAATATTCTTGGAATTTACTAATATCCATTTATTAAATGAGAAGAATCCCACAAAGAGTAAAAACACGCATTGAAACAAATAATGAATCAGACGTAACGAGTGAAAAGAAAACAATTGTTAGAAGTATAATAAAAGATGATACAGTTATAAGTAGTAATATTAATTATGAAATTTATAATAGTCCTGATTATAAATATGATGAAAGTGTATGTATTTGTATAGTATTAGATGAAATACCAGATTCAAATACTATAGTAAAATTATCAACATTAAGATTATTATTTAGATATTCTTTTTTAGTTATTAGTTATAATTTTATTAATCAACAAAATGCATATTATAAAAATATTTGTAATTCAATGATGTTTTATGATAGTGATGAAACTAAATCAAGAAATTTATATTTGAATTTTGTTAAACAAAATAAATCAAAATTTGATTATATGATTGTTATTGATAAAGATACATTAGATAGTAATATACATGCTAATTTCAAACCAAAAATGTTTAATTGTTTTACTTATTCAGATAAATGGGATGTTGTTTTTGCAAATCAAACATATAAATATTATGATATTGATTCTTTAATAACAAATGAAACTAAAGAATATCATGCAGAACAAAATGAGGAAATAAAAGATTCAATTCGTAAACGTTTACAATATCATATTCCATCTGATAGTGAATTAATTCCAGTTAAATCTGCATTTGGTGGTCTTGGTATTTATAAAACTTATGTTTTAAATGATACATTTTATAGTGATGATGGACATATAAGTTTTAATTTACGTATATCTGAAAATTATAAGTTATTTATAGATCCATCTTTATTAATTGAAACTTCTACTAATCTATCAAGTTTTTTTATGTAAAATAACATGTTGAGGAAATTCTGAATTAATTTGTTCAGGTGAAATTGCTCTATCTGCGTGTGGAGAACAATTAATAATTAATGTTGTTCGAAGAAGTTTTCTATAGAAATTTCTCATCGTTTTATCATATGGATTTTCTTTTAACTTATTTACAATATAACTTGTTATTTCAGTATCATAAGCAATTGCTTTATTATTAGTATTTTTAACTAAATGTTTCATATTATTTTTAACATTTAGTAATAATGTATGTAAATCTTCACTACCAGTTTTATAAAATGCAACTCCATTTAAGTGAAAGAACATCTGATCTGAAATATTAATATATGCATTTCCATCATATATAGCACCACTAATTAAAAAATCACCAGCACTATCAATATATTTTTTTGATTTATCAAAAACATTTTGTTTCAATAAACAATCTGTTTCTAAAAGAAGAATTGTATCGTATTTTCTACATGCTTCAATTGATTCAAAAAATAATATATTTGGACCTGATATAAATCCTAATTCGGGTATATATGAACTACTATCAGAATATCTTGTATACACGTCATCTTTTTCAGGAATATTAATATATATTGTTTCAATAGAACTAAAAATTCTGCCATAATAAGATAATGTTTCAACTAGAACTAATGAATCATGATCAATATTATTAATACAAACAATTAAATCAAGATCATTTTTTTTCATATATTCAAATTGTTTTACGAATCGTAATAATTGTCCACTAATTATTTCATATGATGTTGTTAAAATAACTACTGCTTCAAGATTATTTTTTATATCCATGTTATTTTCACAGGATATTAACTTTTTAATAATTAATACGCAGTTTAATATAATATGCCTCAACAAACTTTAAAGAAAGGTTCTAGAAGAATGGTATGGAATGGTTCTGCAGAAAAAACTCCAGGTGGATTAACTAAAGATGATTTAATGAAAAATAAATATGGACGTATTATATCTATAAAACGTCATACAACAATGAAAAATCGTCAACAAAATTAAAAATTAAAACTTAAACAAGGAAAATCTTTTAAATTAAAAATGTTGGCAGTTGAAGCAAAAACTGTTCAAACTGGTGCTATTCGAACTTTAGTTGAAGCTTTACGTTCTATTTTAGTTGAAATGTCTTTAATTTTTGATAAAGATGGTATTCGTATGATTGCTATGGATAATACTAGAACTGTATTAGTTCATTTAATTTTACATGCAGATAAATTTGAAAAATATTCGTATAATAAATCAACACCTAAATTTATTATTGGTATTAATACTGATCATCTTCATAGAATTATTAGAACTGCAGTTAATGATGATACTATAACATTTCAAGTTGATCAAGATGATTTAAATTCTCTTTGTATCATTATGGAAAATTCTGAAAAGAAACAAGTACATAAATATAAATTAAATTTACTTGATCGTGATGAACCTGCAATTAAATTACCTGATACTGAATTTTCTACAAGAATTATGATGCCATCAATGGATTTTCAAAAATTATGTAGAGATATGACTTTATTATCCGCAAAAACTGTAGAAATTACTAATGTTGGTTCATCTTTAACTTTTTCATGTAAAGGACATTTTGCTTCAAGAACTACTACTATGGGTGATGGTGAATCTGAATTTAATATTACTAAACATACAGGTGATGAAATTGTTTCTGGTAATTTTTCATTAATGCATTTAGGGTTATTTACTAAATGTACTAACCTATGTAATAATTTAGAAATTCATATGAAAAATAGTTGGTTTATAATGTTTAGATATGTTGTAGCAAATTTAGGTGAAATTAAGTTATGTTTGATGCCATGTACTGCTTAGCAATTGTTTTACTAATTCTTCTAAAAACATAATCAAAATAATCGGCATTAAATATACTTAAAAAAATTGAAGAAAATTCATGTCCCCAGTAAGCGAATACAGGTCCATGATAATTTCCAAGCATTTTTAAAACATTCTTTACAAAATCTTTACATGGAATCTTGAAAGGAATGTCTTTAAGATATTCAGTGTTTTCAGTTATAACAGGACCAGGCGTAATATTCAAAATATCAATTTGATCTCCATATTCTTTTTGAATAGAATTTGAATGAAAAAATCCAAATGCATTAGAAGCTTCATATACTGATATGTATGGAGATGTTAAATATGTTTTATTTCCTGGTATTATTGACGGTAACGTACAAAAACTTGTCACATTAATTAATGCTGAATATTCTTTTCTTTCTATAAACTTTTTAACAGCAAGTTGTGTTAATCTTGCTTGAACTATAGTTCCAACTGTAATTGTATCATTAATTGTCTTTTTAGGCATTTCATGATATTTTGTCCATCCAGTTCTATATCCAACATTATTTATTAAAATAGAAATATCTAATTCATCAAAAAGAGTTTCAAATTGTGTAAAAAAATCATCTTGATATGCGTGTGAAAAATCAACAATTACGCTTTTAGTTTTAACATTATATTTTGTATTTATAAGTTTTTCTACATCTAAAATTTCTTTGAATCCTGATAAAATTATATTAAATCCTCTTTTAGCAAATTCAAGAGCAAAACGTTTTCCCTGTCCTTGACTACATCCAGTGATAAAAACCCATGTATTTTTTCCATAACGTTCAGTTAAATTTAATTCAGTAATTAAAAAATGTTTGTACATAAATCCATAAATATAATAGGAAATATAAATTATTAATAATAACGAAATAATCATATTACTGAATTGTGTGTTTAATTTTATTGAATAATAACGTATTATTCATGTAATATGTTACATCCATCAAAAGAAAATACGGAATTTGTAGTTAACTGTTTAGTTGACTTTCTTAAACGTTCAGGTCTATCAGATTTTTATTTAGGTAGTTTTGTAGTTGTTATTCATGTATTATTTGGATTAACTATACTATTTGCATTAACTTGGTATAAAGTTGATAGTACATATTTTATTTATGTATTATTATGGCTTATAACAATTTATTCAAATTATTTTTTTCACGGTTGTATACTTTCAAGAGTTGAGCGGGAATTTTTTACAAAAGAATGGTGTGGTCCTGCATCATTTTTTGGATATGTTCTCAATCACAAAGTAACAAAAACAATTGCAAATTATATTATTAAATATTTTATTGCTGCTCCTATTTCAAGCATTGCAATACTAAAACTTTTTTTTTATGGATATACAATACTATCTTTAGCATTATGTTCAATTCTTGTTCCTTTATTGTATATAAATTCTCAAGAAACATTATTTAATCCTCCTGAAATTTCAAAAACTAAATTAACTGGAAAAATTATTGTAATTACAGGTTGTTCATCTGGAATTGGAAAAACATTACTGAAACATCTTTATGAAGAAGCAACTGTTATTGTACTCAATCGAAAAAGCAAACATTCTTCTGCATTACAAAAAGAATTTGAAAAAATAATTGCCATTAATTGTGATTTAACATCTTTTAAAAGCGTCAAACGTGCGGCAAAGAAAATATCAAAACTTTTTCCTCAAGGAATTGATATTTTGATTAATAATGCTGGAATTTCAAATGTAGATCCTGCACTAACAAAAGATAGATATGAAATACAACTTCAAACAAATTTTTTATCACATGTTGTATTAACTCAAGAATTACTTCCTCTTTTAGAAAAAAAACCAAATTCAAAAATTATTAATCATGCTAGTATATCATATTGTATCCCGTATTTACGTATTAATACAGAGTATTTTAAAAAAAATATAGACATCCATGAATTAGATTCGCAAGTCATGTATCAACAATCTAAATTAGCAATGATTCTATATTCAAAAGAACTTCAAAAATATACAGATGTTAAAATTGTATGCGTTCATCCGGGTATAGTGTATACTGAATTATTCGAAAAATCTATTTTACCAGATATAGTAAAAAATATGGTGTATTTAATTTCTTCAACAAAGGAATCTGCTGCTCAATATTTATTAGGCGCAATTAAAAATAATATTGATTCATCTGAACTTTATGGACCATCAGTATTTTTATTGAATTTTAATAATTATGGTAAATATTTAGTTAATGATGAACAATCTAAGGAATTGTATGATGCTATTTCGGTCTTGATTCATTAAAAGTATACGTAACATCATCTGAAACTTTAAAATAAGTTAGATTTTGATTTAGAAGTTGTTTATCACAAAATTTCTTATTAGTATTCCAAATTTTAATGATATGAAATTGTCCTTTAGGAGATATAGAAATACCTGCTAAAGTATCTTTATTTTGTATAAGTAATTCATCAGAAATACAATGAACCATTAGATCAACAAAAGATGTATGTGCTTGTTGAGCATCTATTTTTTTAGACCATGTTCCACCTTTTTCCATTTGTTTTGCATCCCATTGTGGAGGACAATCATTTTTCATAAAGAAGAACATTCCACATTCCCATGCTTCTTTAGGAATTGTATCAATTACACTCCAAAATTGTTGTACTGTTGTTAGATCTGCTATTTGAATATAACTTTCTAGTGAATAATCTTTTACTTCAGGATCGTGATACCACAAAATCCATTTAGCAAAATTAATATCCATTTCTTTTTTATTATAACATAATCACAGTCTTAAAACGAATTCGTTTTCATATTAAAAACTTTAATTAATAAAAAACAAAATGACAACAAATGCCCTAATTTACTCGTTGAGATTTATGGATAAACTAGTATTACCTAAAAAAATTATGGAAAGTATTGGAAAACTTAGATTAGTTCCTGCAGCTTATAGACCTTCACGTCCACAAAAGAAAATGTCTAAACAATCTGAAGATAATTGGAGAACTAAAATTCTTGTAGATATGGTTAGAAGAGTTAGAGAAACTGATGATCCACAATATGATGAAATCTTTATGATTCTTAATAAAATTGCACCACCAACAATGCAAAAACTATCTGATGAAGCCTTAGGAATTTTGAAATCACGTGATAAAGAATTTCGTCTACGTGTAACTACTTTGCTATTTGATAAAGCTATTAAAGGTTCAGCTTATGCTGGTCTAATGGCAGATCTTGCACAAAAACTAAATACACAAATTCCAGAAATTTCTGAAGATTTGGAAACACATGTTCAAATGTTTAGTTCATTGTATGATATGAGTGAAACTTTGCTCTTTCCTAAAGTTGAAGATCCAGAATTTGAAAACAAAGTTGTTCTATGGTCTAAACAAAAAGATGTTAGAAGAGGATATGCAAGATTTCTAACTCATTTATTTACTCGTGATCTTGTAAGTGGTCGTGCACTACAAGAATCAATGCAAAAAGTTATTGAAGATTTGCAAAATACTATTATAGAACCTAAATCTGAACAATCAGAAGAAAATACAACACAATTTGCTGATTTTCTATTTGAAATTGCTAAACTTCTAAAACCACAAGCTATTGAATTACGTGGTCTTATTTCTACAAAACTAGATGAAATTTTGAAAAGACCTCGTGATTCTCTTCCATCACTAAATATGAGATCAAGATTTAAATTGGAAGATGCTGTAAAATGCGTCCAGAAAATTTAAATATTCTATTAATAATTCATAAAATGTCTGTACCTTCTGCAAATGTTCTTTTAAGAGCAGCACAAGTTAGTATTGATGAAGATAAACCTATTTATTTAGATTATTATCGTGATTCATTAGAAAAGAAATGTTGCATTGGTGTTCAAGGAACTACTAAATATCTTGTTAAAACTACTGATGAATATACTTCAACTATTCAAACAGTTTTTAAATGTGAAACTTGTTATGTAGTTATGACTGAAAATTCTTTATATATTGTTGATGCAGGTATTGCAATTAAACGCGTTTTAGAACCTAAAGAAGATGCGCCTAAATAAATAATGGAATATCCACCACCTCATTATGTTTTATTTGAACCCTTAAATGATAAAGAAACTTTTAAAGCATGGACGGAATATAAAGAAACATATAAAGATCTTGAATTTGAAGAAGTAGATGCTTCTATTTTATATTCAGTAGAAACATTTGCTCCATGGTTTGATATGTGGATATCTAGAGTACCTAAAAATCATGCAAAATTAAAAATACTTTTAATATGGCATTCAGAATTTCTAACATTTGCATGTCAACAAATGCTTAGAAGACAATTAGAACAACGTTCATTTAAAAATAGAGTATGGTTTCATATTGAAGATCCTACTTCTTTACAACAAGCTATTTTAAGTCGTTGTGTTACAAAACGGATGCCTATTTTTATACATCAACCTAAGTATAAAGAATTAGAATGAGAGTATTTACTGATGGAGCTTGTAAATCAAATGGTAAAGTAGGAGCTTCAGCTTCTTATGCTGGTTGGTTTCCAGAACAAAAAGAATGGTCATTTGCTACAAAAATGCCTCCAAATGAACAACAAACAAATCAAAGAGCAGAATTAAAAGCTATACATGATTCTGTAAAAATTGTTTATGAAAAATCTCCTTTAGACATCTCATTAGAAATTTATACAGATTCTTTATATTCTAAAAATTGTTTAAGTATATGGTTATCTTCATGGATTAAAAAAGGATGGAAAACTACTGAAGGTGGTGATGTAAAACATCGTGATTTAATTGAACCTTTGAATGATATGTTACTAAAATTTAAGGAATATAAAATTGTTCATGTGAGAGCACATACAGGTAAAAAAGATGATTTATCTTTAAATAATGAAATTGTAGATAAGATGGCAACAGGAATTTTATTAGGAGAATCTGAAGAAAATAAACAAGTATTTGAAAGAAATGAAGATGTTTTACCTGGATTATCTTTATCTTTGATGGGTCCACCTTTAGAACAAAAGAAAATTACTGATTGGTGTTTTAAAAATTTTGATAAATTAGATCAAACTGCATTAAAAAATGCTTTATTTACAGCATTTCAAAAAACTATGAAGAAAAATGGATATCAACTAGAACAACAAAATATTAATAAAACAAAATTTATTCGTATTTCAACAACTAAATTAATTCAAGATTCTAAAGTAACGGGATGAGTTCTAAAGTATATATGTTTACTTCAGAAACTTGTGCACCATGTAAACAAATTAAACCTGCTCTAAAGGAATTACAAGAAGATTTTCCTTTAGAATGGATATTTCTAGATTTGAATTCATCAGAAGCAAAAGAATTTGATATTCAAAAAGTTCCTACAATGGTTGTTAAAACTTCAACTAATATTAAAAAACATTCAGGAACTGATATTACTGGTTATTATAAAATTTTAACTAATTAGAAAGTGAATCTGTAACTAATTGACCATTTTTATATAATTCTGCAACAAAAGTTTGTTCACCTTCTTGAGCTACACCAGATTGATTAGATGAATATGGACAACCACCATTAATAGGTAAAGAACCATTAGGACATCTACATCCTGCTGGACCAACTGAATCAGCTTCAAAAAATTTCTGTCCAACTGGACATGTTGTATTTGAACTAGGTGATGTACAATTTCCTGTAGAATCTGGCATAGTTCCTACTGGACAACAATTACCATTTTTATCTGGAGGATTTTGTCCAGGACAAGAATATTTACCTAGTGAAGTTGTTGGTGCAGAACTTCCAAGAACATTTAATCCTTGTAAAGGATCTAAATTTCTATAAACTCCCCAAATTAATCCATATAAAAATCCTGAAATTCCTAAACCTAATAATAATGTTTGTAAAATTACACCAACACCATTATATAAAGGAATTATAGGATAATATAAATTTTCACATGATCCTAATTTAAATTGTATTAATGTTGATGAAATTGCAAAACTCATATATGATAAAATTAATGTTTGTTTAGAAGTACCAAGTGACCACCATATATAATAAAATCCAATAATTGCTGTTGATAAAATAGAACTTGGAAAAAAAGGATTTTCAAGAAATTCTAAACCTGGTAATGAACACCAAAAATTAGCACTATTAGATTCTGATTGAGAATCAAATAAAGGAAAATTACTTGGTGATTTAATTGAAGAAATTAATCTAATTAATATTAATGTTATAAATGTTCCTATAGTAGGAATACTTGCTCTAAGTTCTGTTTTTACTATATCAGCAACAATACCAAATGTAAATAAACCTATAGGAATAATATTTAATACTATTCTTAATAATCCACCAAATAATCCACCAAATAAATCAGTAAAAGGATCAGTTGTTATTCCATTTTGTGACATATATTTTGTAATATAAAACAATAAACCTAAAGAAACTATAATACCTAATAAACTCCAAAATGCTATCCATCCAGGACCGCTTAAATCTTCAGCCATTTATTCTATGATAAGTTTTATTTGTATTTAACAAATAAGAAATGAGTTTATTCTCATCTCAAACTTCATGGCCTCCACAATGTTTATCAGCAAATCAAAGTCCTATCAATTTATCACAAAGTTCTGCTAAACCTTGTAATATAACATGTGATCTTGTTATGGATGATGATTATATTTCACAAGCTACTGTAAGTATATCAGATGAAGGACTAATTTTATCTAGTAATAGTTTAGGTTCATGTAAGTTTCGAGGACAATCTTATGTATGTCAAGCGTTACATATAAATCATCCTTCTCATCATACTCTTGAAGGTGTACAAGCAGATGGTGAAGTTACAGCAATATTTAAAAAACCTACTGGTGAACTTCTTTGTGTTTCATCATTATTTAGAGTAAATCCTTCACAAACTTCATCATATACATTTTTTAAACAATTTGTTCCTTATGGTTTATCTACTGGTGATACACAAATTAAATTACAAGAATGGAGTTTATCTATGATGGTTCCAACAAGTTCACCATATTATACTTATGATGGTTCAACTGTTGTTCCTCCATGTTCACCATGTGAATGGGTAGTATTTAAAACTATGATTAATATGGATACAGGTGATTTTGCTTATTTAGTTAGAAATTCTGAAGCTGGTTCAAGAAGTTTAACTGCACAAGGTTCACGTGAAGTATTTTATAATGATACACAAAATCTTTCAGGTGTTATGCCAAATGATGGAAAAATGTATTTGCGTCTAAAACCTACTGGAAGCACATCTATGCCATCAGTAAGTGCAAGTGGTTCGCGAATAGATTTAAAAAATCAGAAAAAAACTTCAAAAGAACAAGAAGATGATAATAAAAATCCAACAACTTTACTAGGTAAAAGTAGAAAAGCTTTAAGTCATCATGTAGCTTCTAATGGTGGTATTGTAGGAACTGTAGAATTTTGGTTAATGCTTGTAGCAATTGGTATAGGTTGTTATTTAGGTTATTCAAGTGCTACTTCTAGTCCATTTAGTACTGAATTTTTAAAACCTGTAGCTAAATGGTCACGTGAAATGTTTGATTATTTATTAGAAATTCTTATTAATCTTCCAAGTACAATTTATGCATGGACAATAGGTTGGGTAACATTTTTATTAAGACCTAGAATTCGTGATACTCAAGGATTAAATATTTTACCACCTAAATTACCAATTTCTAATCCTTCCACATAGTTTCAGGTTCTTCAGCAATTTGTATAACTTGTTCATCTTCTTCATCTGAAAGAACTTCTTTATTAAGGCGTTGAATACGACGAATTTCTCTACGAGCATTTGCTCTTGCATTTTTACGTCTTTTTGCTGCATAAGGATCAATCCAATTACCTTGAGTTTCAAATTCCCAAAATGGACTAGTTTCAATAGTTTCTACTGTTTTTTGTGAAGCTACAATAATTTGTGGTGTTTTTTTAGGTAGTCCATTGAACTTATTAGTATTGTTATTAGTATTATTAATATTATTAATCTTAATATTATTAACATCTTTTTTAACTTCTACTTCTTGAACTTTAAGAACATTTTCATTTCTCCAATTTTCAACTTTTTTTAGAAAGTTATTATTAGTGTTATTAGTATAATTCTTAATATTATTAATATTAGATTCTTTTAGCAAAGAAGGAAATACTTTTTCAGGTTTTTGAGCAACTATTTCCATTTCTTCATTGAGATTTTGATTACTTACTTTTTTATTACGCATAGAAGGAGGAACATAAGCCATTTTTTCCTGAAAGCTTTTATTATTAATAAGTATCTTCTTTTAAAATGGAATTTACATTTTGAAACAATAATCTTAATAAATCAAGAATGGTTCTTGGAATTGTTATTAGTTCAAATGGACTTTTAAATCAAATAAATATTAAAACAGATGATGTTTTAGGATGGATTCGTAAAAAATACAAAAATCAACTTTATCAATTTCAAGGAAATATTAGTCATCCATTAAATGATTCACATATTTCTGTATTTGCATGTATTTCTGAAGAAGAAGAAGATATTAATCAACATATGTTACCATCTCCTTTAGATGAAGAAACATTTTCTGGAAATATTGTAGTTCTTCTAAGTCAATCTGAACAAGATGATTATCAAAAAGATTCTTCTTCATATATAGATATTTCAGTTGAAGATTATGAAACTTTATATCATGAATGGACATTTAATGATTCTGAAGAAGAAGAGGAAGAAGAAGAAGAAGAAGAAATTGAAGAAATTATTCGTCCAGTAAGTTCTAAACCTATAATTGTTAAAACAAAAAATGTATTTATTGATTGTGCTATACGTGATAAAACTATTCAAAATTTTCAAGAACTTTTGAAAAATCCTAGAGAAATTGAAGATGAACTTTTGAAATATGTAGTAGAATTTTGTAAAAATGCATGTATTGATGTAGATTGGTCTAATAAAATATTTTGGAATACTTATAGAAGTAAAGCCATTTCAATTTATGAAAATTTAAGAACTGATGGAACAATAAAAACAGAATGGGCATCTAAAATTAATTCAGGTGAAATTTCTGCAAAAACATTTGTTAATATGACTGCAGAAGAAATGTGTCCACATTTATGGAAAGAATCTATTACTAAAATGATGGAAGCTGAAATTAAATTATATTCAAATTCTTCTAGTGCTGCACTATATCTATTTTGTTCACGTTGTAAAAAGAAATCTAAATGTGATTATTATCAAATGCAAACACGTTCTGCAGATGAACCTATGACAACTTTTGTTACTTGTCTAGAATGTGGAAAACCATGGAAATTTTAAATTTAAGCTATACGAATAGTTACTGAAGATGCATCTACAGGTGTATTAACATGTGTTCTTCCTCTAAAAATTTTTATTTTATGTAATCCATTAGTTTCAACTGGTAATGCTATACCTTCATCAGAATCAGTTTCACCTTTAAATTTTTTATTAAATTCTAAAAGAATTGTTTCAGGAACCATAGGTGTAGTTTCTGCCATACGTTCCATCGTTTCACGAATATTTTCTAAAAATGGTTCAGCTAACATTCTTTCATCACGTGGTAAAGATAATTCAATACTAATTTTTGAAGATAATTTAGAATAATTTAAATGTGCTATACGATGAGATTCTGTTCTTTTAGCAAATGCAAAAAAACTTCCTAAAGTATTTAAAATTCCTACACTAATTGATACTAAACCAATAGCAATTGAAGATATTGGTCCAGAACCAAATAATGTTGCTGAACCTACAGATGCTGTTCCTGCTAAAGTAGATAAAACTATAACAGGAACTTGAACAAATGTATTATATTTCGATGTTAAAGATTCAGCACGAATATGTAACCATGCTAAACCTCGGCAACGTTCACCTTCTTGAGCTAAAATGTCTTCTAATTGTGATGACCATTCAATTATAGATTCATCTTTTGGAGCAATTGACATCTTTGTATAAATACAAATATGAATTTCTATGTAGTCAAATAATGGTGTGGAATCTTGAAGAAAATACTGATAATCCTGAAGAATTATCTTTGTACAAACACGTTTTAAAATCATCAAAGAATCCTAAATTTGCTAAAACTTTAATAAGATTCTTAAATTTATATGAATATATAAAATTACAAAAATATAGATCAGCTAATGAATTACGTCAAGATATTTTATCTCATGGTCAACCTTTATTTACAGAAAAAGAATCTGAAGAAATATTTGATATGTCTATTATGCGTGGAGGTGAATCTAAATATCCTTTTTTAAATAATGTTTTTAGACAATTTTTAGGATGGATTTATAAATGGTCACCAGATATTTTAGCTAATTTTATGGATACTGCATCATTATTTAAAGAAAGACTTGAAATATTTAAACATATTCGTGAAAATTATCAATTAGGAGAAGTTTATGGTCTTATTTTAGATTTTATAACTGAAATGATTCCTATGAATGTAACAATTCTTGAAAATATAGCAAATGAATTACCAATTGTTGGACCTGTAAGTGGTTTAATAGCTACAATGATTTCATCAATATTAATATCTTTTAATAATATTTTACATTTTACTCAAGGAGATGATGGAGCTGTTATAGTAGATTCTTTTTTAATGTTACCATTTATAGGAACATCTTTAAGATCTTTAGCTTTATCTGTAGAAAAACAAGCTGGAACTTTATCTGAAAAAAGACAAAAATTAATTGAAAATATTAGATTATCTTTTGGTAATGAAGAAGCACAATTAATTTCAGAATATATTCCAGATTTAGATAATATAGATTCTTATCAATTACCTTCTATAACAAATTCTGCTCAAGTTTTAGCTCAAAAATATAATATACCTACATCATTAGATGCAGCACAAAATATTGCACAAGATATGGCACAACAACAAGTAAATAAAATTAATTCATTAGGAACTGCATTACCTTATAAAGCTAAATATCAATTAAATCAAGGATTAGGAGTAATAGGAGCTAAACGGCTTACAAGTTCTCGTCCTCATAAAAAGAAATGGGGGACGCTGAAGAAATCAAACTTATAATTAAAGAATGGATTTCTTTTGATGATCAAGTTCGAGAATTACAAAAACAACAAAAAATTCTACGTGATCAAAAACTTATGTTATCTCAAAAAATTTTAGAATTTATGAGAGAAAATCAAGTTGATAATTTTAATTTAGAAGGTAATTCATCAGGAACTATTGCAAGAACTGTAAGACAATCTAAACCTCCTTTGAAAAGACAAATTGTTAGAACACAACTCTTACTTCAATTTGCTGATCAACCACAACGTGTAGCTGAAGTTTTACGTGCTATTGAAGGTGTTCCTGAAGGTGCTGAAGATATGTCAGTTGGTGGAACACAAAAAGAACTTTTATCTAGAAGATTACCTAGAATACCAAGAACAACTAATCTTACATTAACTTAAGAACGTAATTTCTCTAAAGCTTCTTGTGCAGCTAATTGTTCAGCTTGTTTTTTAGTTTGTGAAAATCCTCTACCAATTTCTTTATCTTGACCTAAAGCAATCATAGTATATCCATTTATAGATGAAATCATTTTATAAATTGGTGTATATTTCAGAAATGTTTGACAATATTTTTGTAATTGATCTTTAAAATTTGTATCATTTTGTAATATTTTAGGTATATCAATATATTTTTCTATTAATGAAACAACAAATTTATAAACTATAGGAAAATTATTTTCAGAATCTGTCCATAAAGCACCTATAAATGCTTCTAAAATATCACCTAATTTTTTAGTATTTGTTCTTCCTCCACAAATATCTTCATTATGTCTTGAAATAACATAATATTTATCTAATCCTATTTTTTGTGTTAATGAACCTAACATAGAATTACATACAATTTCTTTTCTTAAATTTGTTAAGAAACCTTCTTGTTGCATAGGAAATCTTTTTGAAAGATAAGTTGCTGTAATTGCACCTAAAATTGAATCACCTAAATGTTCTAATCTTTCATATGATTCAGGAAATAAACTTAGACAATTAGAAGGTTTATCTACAAGAATAGTTCGGTCTCCTTGTGGTGTTACATATTCTGAACGTGAAACATATGATGAGTGTATCATTGCATTTTGAAATATATCTTGATTTGTTATAGTATATTGAACATCATGGTTTTCCAGGATTTTCAATATATCTTTTTCTTTAAATGAAATATTTTTAGGATTATAAGGATTATATTCCATTTATTACAATAAAAAATTATTTAATGTATAAGTCCGTTTTTTAACGCAATTCAAGTTTTAGTTCATTACTTTGTGATTCTATATTAATAATATGATAAACATAATTAATAAGATTTTCAGGAGTTTTTTCTTGAGTTGAACTCCAGAAATCATGAATTAAATTTCTAAATTTTCCTTTAGGAAGTGACCAACCTTTAGAATATTGTCTAATAATTCTAATTGTTTTACCATCTGAAAGTGCTAATTGATTAATTTGAGAATATTCTGGTTTTTGAATAATAGTTTTAATATTATTTTCAATTTCAATTTTTTGTTGATTAATTACAGTTCTTCTTACACTTAGTTCATCTAATACACTTTGATTTAGTGCAAGTTGACGACTATATTCGCGTAAAGAATTCTTATCTTCATCATTCATTTTTTTTATTTTTAATAATTAAAAAAAAATAATTCCGTTTTATTAATTTTAATTATTATTAATTTTTAATTATTAATATTATCCTGAAGTAATACTAAAATTTTCTAATTGTATAATAAGTTCTTCAATACCCTGTTTAACTATACTTAAATGAGTTAGAATCTTTGCATCATGAGTTTCATCATATTCTTTAACTAATTGTCTAGCTAATGCAATACTTCTTCGAAGATTAATATATATTTCCATTTCCTACTATATTTATAATAAAAAAAGTATGAAAAGTTTATTCCATTTTTAAAAATATTATAAAATATTTACATTTAAAATCAAAAAGTCTCAGTTTCTTATAACTGGGAAATTAAGGATATATGCTCAACCTACGCATTATATCAGTAACACTCTTAAAAGTGTTCCCTTAAATTTTTTTCATTTATGAGCACATACATAAACGTTTACAATCTGTTAATTATAAAATTTCCTAACTATAGCCGTGTTTCGCTATATTAATATCATGTTTCCATGTCTATATATTTAATTATTTATATCCATTTAACAGAATGAATATATACAATTAAATATTTTCCTTCTAATAAGTTTGTCTCTTATTAGGTTTATAACAACATTCCGTTATAAACTGTAATCATCTAAAATGATTTCCATATCAAATTTTAATTTGCTAGTTAATTTCCATTCACAGATTATTTAAACAAGATTTATGTTACTTCAAAATTAGGAAGAGAAGATTTAATACATTTATCAAGTTTTATAACCAATGATTGGTAATTAACTATAAACTATCTTTTCTATAAAAAAACAATCCGTTTTTAATTATATTTATAATTTATAAATTATAAATTATAATAAGAATAAGATAAGAATGTTTGATATAAATGAAATTGAAAATTTAAGAAATGTATATAATAAAAAATTTAAAGATAGTATTCAATCAGGTTCTCCACAACAAGTATGGAAAGATTTATTAAATAAATTTGCTTCTAGATGTAAAACTGGTAGATCTGAATGTATTGTTTCTCATATGATGAATAGACCTAAAGCACCAGATTCATGGATTTCAAATTCTAGTGATTGGTTATCAGATCAAGAAATTAATCAAGTAGAACATGAATTTGAAACTTTATTTAAAGATTATATTTTTTTAGGTTGTATTAGTATTGATTTTGATTTAAAATCACCTGAAGGAAAATGTATAGTTGATACTTTATGTTCTACTAATTTACGTGATTTATATAAAAAAGGTAAAACTAAAATTGGTATTGTATTTAATACAGATGTTCATACTGGTCCAGGTGAACATTGGATGGCTTTATACTGTGATATAAGTCCAGATATAGATCCAAGAATAACTTATTTTGATTCTTATGCAAAAAAACCTGAAAAGGAAATTCAAAGATTAATGTTAAGATGGAAAACTGAATGGGATTCTATGAAAATACATGATAAAGAAATGGAAACTTCATATAATACTACTAGACATCAATATAAAGATTCTGAATGTGGTATGTACTCCTTATTTTTTCATCATTGTTGCTTAAATAATATTCCTATGGATGAAAAAATCCCTGATGATGTTATGAATGCTTTTCGTAATGTTCTTTTTAGAACTAAATGATAAATGGACATTGAAGTATTTTTCAATTATACTCCATATATTATTCTTGCGGGTGTATTTGTAATTGCTATCATTTTATATAGTATGACTTCAAGTCCAACAGATGCAGTTCAACGTGCTAAAACAAATTTAAATATATATGAAAAAGTTATAGCTTTAGCTCCTTTAGGTGGAGAAAATCATAAATTATGTGATTATTATATTGCTTCATCATCATATACAGTATTTCCAGGTTCTGAAGTAACAGATTATATATCTGATGAAATTATTCCTTTAGTTGTAAAAGCTGGTGCAAGATTAATTGAATTAGATATTTATGATGATGGTGGTATACCTGTAGTAGGATTAAAAAATGAAACTTTAGGTTATGATTATGCTAAAAATTCTGTCACTTTAGAAAAATGTTGTATTGCTATAGGAAATTCTGCATTTAGTGGAACTTTATCTAGTGATCCATTTATTTTAAGTTTAATGTTTCATACAGAAAATACTAATACATTAAATGCATCTTCACAAATTATTAAAGATACCTTAGGAAGATTTTTATTAGGTCCTGAATATGCATTTCATCGTAAAAATTTAGCACAAGAACCTATTGAAAATTTAAAAGGTAAATTAATAATTGTTTCTGGTGGTGCTATGACACATACTAAAATGCATGAATTAGTTAATTTATCATGGTCAACTTCTGATTTAAGAAGATTAACTTATATGCAAGCTTCACAACCTTATGATCATGAAGAATTAATAGAATCAAATAAAAAATCTATTTGTATGGTTATACCTGATCCTGATCCTGATTTAAAAAATAATAATCCTATAGTAGTTTCAGGTTATGGTTGTCAATGGAATTTAATGAATTATGGTTCATTAGATTCAATGATGGAATTAAATATAGAAAAATTTCAACAAGGTAGTATTATTTTAAAACCTGAACATTTACGTTTTAAACCTGTAGAACTTAGAACACCTGTATTACCAGATCCACAAACACATTCATTTCAACCTATGATGCATACTTCACCAATATATGATTCTAATCCTAAAACAGGAGATAAATCTATAATTATTTAAAATTATTAAATTATCTCGCGTTCATAATAAAATGGCAAATAAATGGATGATGCATGTTAAGAAAACTATGAAGAAAATGTCTGGACAAAAGAAATCTATGGGTAAAGGTTGGTTTAAATCTGTATTAAAAGCTGCAAAATCATCTTATAAAAAACACGGTGGTGCTGATCCAGAACCAGCACGTGATCTTAAAGATACTGTAGTTGAACCTTCTGATGCTTCTGTATCATCAGCTGTTGGAGGTCGTCGTCGTAAAACTCATAAGAAAAGACGTCAGCACTAAAAAGAAAAGAGTATTTGGTATAAGATAAAATGGGAGGTGGTTTATTACAACTTGTAGCATATGGAGCCCAAGACGCATATTTAACTGGGAATCCTCAGATTACGTTTTGGAAAGCAATGTATAAACGCCATACAAATTTTGCTATGGAACCTTTTCGTGTAAATTTTTCAGGACAAGCTCAATGGGGAACTAAACAAACTGCTATTATTGGTCGTCATGCAGATTTATTATATTCTACTTATATCCAAGTAGAATTACCTAAAGTAGATAGAAATGGTGCTGATTATCAATGGAATAATGAAAAAGAATCTCTTGGTTTTAATTTAGTTAAATATGCAGAATTAGATATTGGTGGGCAAATTATTGATAGATTATATGGTGAATGGTTATATGTATGGTCTAAATTATCTAAACCTATGGATCAACGAGATAAATTAGAAGATTTACTATCTAAAGATTGTCTAAATGCTGATGCTACAGTATTAAATAATTCATCCGGTTGTGGAGATGTTACTGGACGTCAAAGAGCTCCTAACATTTGCTATATTCCTTTAGAATTCTTTTTTACTAAAAATCCTGGTGCTGCATTACCTTTAATTGCTCTTCAATATCATGAAGTAAAAATTAATATTTATTGGAATGAACCTCAATTTATTGCAGGAAATTTTGAGACTGGTCTTAATACTTTACCTTTAGCTTCAAATGCAGCATTATATATTGATTATGTTTATTTAGATACTGAAGAACGTCGTCGTATGGCACAAGCTTCACATGAATATTTAATTGAACAAACTCAATATAATGAAGAAAAATCTCTTGTTGCTTCTAATAATAGAATTGATTTAACTTTTAATCATCCTGTAAAAGAACTTGTATGGGTAGTTCAACCTTCTTATTATAGAGATTGTAAACTTATGGCAGGAGGAGCGGGTTTAGGAACTCGTCTAAAACCATTTACTTATGATGTTGATCCTGTTTTTGAACAATGGATTCAAATTAATGGACAAGATAGATTAGATAAACGTTTTGGTAATTATTTTTCTAGAACTCAATCTTATCAACATCATTCTGGAATTTCTCCTGATCCAGGAGTATATTCTTATTCTTTTGCATTAAAACCAGAAGAACATCAACCTTCTGGAACATGTAACTTTTCTCGTATTGATACTGCTACAATTGTAATGAATTTTGGTGATTCTGAAATTGCATTAAATACTGATGATTTAAATTGGGATGTCAGAGTATATGCAGTAAATTACAATATTCTTCGTGTAATGTCTGGTATGGCCGGTTTAGCGTATTCAAATTAATTTTAAAAATTTTAAAAATATTATAATAAATGGATTTTTTACATATAGTAATTCCTTTATTATTTTTACTAGGAGGAATTTACGCTATTGTTTATTGGTTATATCCTCATATGCAAGCAACTACAAATAATCCTGTTTTATATACTTTTCTTGTAGTTGTAGGAGTTATTTTACTCAATGCCACATTACCATTAATTGGTATAACTGGGTTTGGTAAACGTTTAGCTATTACAGATTTACTTACAATTTTTATTAGATAAAATTACCATGCCATAGTAATATCTTCTAAAGAACAATGTCCATCATCTTTAACAAGTTTATTTGCATGTTCTAAATCAGCTTCATAAGTATCTTCAATTTCATGTCCTTCAGGTAATCTAGTTTCATCAATCAAAATATCAACTAATCCAGTTCCACATGGAGGTTTTTGACCAAACATAATGTTTGCTGAAACACCTTTCATAGAATCAAATTCTCCTGATACTGCAGCATCAAATAATACTTTTGAAGTCATTTCAAATGATGATTTTGCTAGAACACCATTTTCTAGTTTTGACATACCAAATCTTGCAATAGCTATTAGATAACCATGATATGTCATTGCATCTACAAGTAAACAAGGATGACGATAATTCAAAGAACCAGAACCACCTGCATTAAATACATCCATTAATTCTTCATATAGAGCTAGACGTGCAGCTTCAATTCCAAATACATCTTGAATTTCATGAATATCATTTGAAAATGTTTTAGTTGAATCAATATTTTTAAATGTCATTAAGTCTAACAAATTAGAACCTTCTGAATCTAATACCCATTGTTTAACTGATTTCCATCCACCTACATTTTGATCATAAATAACTTCATTCATTTTTTCACGTGGAAATACACGACCAATTCCATCAATACCAGTTAAAATTGTATCTAGAAGTTTATCTTCAATAAAACGTAAAGCTAAAGCATTCTTAGCAATATCTTGTCCAAATGTAATTCTTAAAATTAATTTATCTGAAGAATTTGTATCAGAATGTACACAATCATAAACTTTTAGTAATTTATTTGATTCAATCTTAGTTCTAATTTTTACCATATCTAAAATATCACGTGAAATCATTTGTTGAGAATCTAATTCTAATCTCATAATCCATGGTGATACACATGTATTACCTTGAGTTACTGAAAACTTTTCATATGAACGTAAAATTTCACGATCTTCTTGAACTAAAGTATTTGATGATAAAGGATTAGGATCATAATAAATTCTAACTGATTTTGTAATATCACGTAAAGTTGTCTTTTGAATTTCTTTCATTGCAGATTGTGCATTTTGTTGTTCAGTAATTTCACCTTTCAAATAAATAATATTTGAAGGATTTTTAATATTTGGTGAAACTGAAAGTAATTCTTGAATACGTGGAAGACCTTGAGTTGCATTAGCTTTTGATGTTCCTGCTGTATGGAAAGTATTTAGAGTTAGTTGAGTAGTAGGTTCACCAATAGATTGTGCTGCTAATGGTCCTACCATTTCACCAGGATGAATTAAAGATTTCTTATATCTAAATTTAATTTCTTTAATTAATTCATCAAATAAAGCTACAGTAAATCTATATTCAATAATAGATTTCTTAGGTGCTAAATAATATCTAACTAAACAATGGAAAAGTAAATTATCTTCAATAAATTGTGTTTTAAATAATTTATTTAATTCAAGACAAACATATTCTGCATTCAAATCAGTTTTTAGTAAATAAGGATTACTATATTTTTCAATTAATCTTTTCATATTAACAGGACATTGAATATCAGATGAATTAGTATATTTATATACATGTTTAATAAGCATTTCACGATCTTTCAAAATATCTTCAATTAAATCTTGTCCTTCTTTAGTATCTGGTGATACTGCAGCAAAATCTTCACGTGAAGCAGCAAACATCTTATAAACTTGTTCCATAGTAAAAGAACCTAATTCACAATCTTGTTTTTCAATACTAATTGAATCAATATTATCATCTCCATATGAAAATTGAACAATAGCACCATTAATATCACGAACAGATCTATCTTCAGCTACATGAATATCTTCTAGAAGTTTTACAAGTCTTCTTTGAATATAACCAGATTCTGAAGTTTTTACTGCTGTATCAATTAAACCTTCACGTCCACCCATAGCATGAAAGAAGAATTCTGCAGGTTCAATTCCTGAAATAAATGAATTTTTAACAAATCCACGTGATTCTAATCCATCATCATATTTAGGAAAATGTGGTAAAGTTCTATCATCCATCATATATCTGATACGTTTACCATCAACTTCTTGTTGACCTAACATTGCTACCATTTGCATTAAATTTAGATCAGCTTTACCTTTAGAACCTGAACCTTTATCTGACATAATAATCATTCTATTTGTTTCAGGAAGTGCATCAACAAGAATTGAATTAATTTTACTTGTAATATCTTCTTTCAATGCATTTCTAATTAAATTTTCTAATTCTTCTCCTGGTGCGCGACCATTCAAATTTAGAAATTTTCCTGTATGAACTTCTGATAAAGTTTGTGCAACTTTTTCTTGTCCTTTCAAAATTTTCTCAGCAATTAATTTATATGTTTCTGCAGATACTGTTAGATCAGAAGGACCAGTAGAAAATCCAGAAAACATATTATATTTTGTAACAATATTTTGAACAGAATTTATAAAATCACCAGCAATTTCATGACCAAAATCATTATAAATTGTATGAACAGTTTTACGAATAGTTTTTGATTTACCATCATCTAAAGTTCCTTTAATAATTTGTCCTTGAGAAACTACAATACCAGAATTAATATCCATTAATGGAAAAGCATGTGACATAATTTCAATACCTTTTAGAGGTGCATCTAATCTTTTAAATTCAGATGCAAGTCTTCCTGATCTTGCTAATATATTCATAGCAATATGTTCAGGAACTGTAACATCATGTTTAGTTAAATTATATGCACCAGTTAAAGTATCTTGAAATACTGCAATAATAGCTTGACAATTTCTTGGTGATACGATTTGTCTTAGCAATGTAGCAATAATTTTCAATTCAGTTGCTGCTGCTATACTTTGAGGAACATGCATATTCATTTCATCACCATCAAAATCAGCATTATAAGGTTTTGTTGCTGAAACATTTAGACGAAAAGTTGATCCAGGAAGAACAATAATACGATGACACATCATTGATGCTTTATGTAGGGAAGGTTGACGATTAAATAGAACAACATCTTCATCTACAAGATGACGATGAACAATATCACCTTCTTTTAATGAAATATATTCTTTAGTTACATAACCAAGTCTTTTCTTAATATTTTCATTTTTCAATTCAACATTTTTTGCTCCAGGGTATTTAAAAGGTCCATTTAGAACAGCTTGCATTAATCTATCTCTATTATATTGTGTAACAATTTCAGGAAAAGTTAAATTAATAGCAATTTCTTCAGGAACACCTAGTTGATCTACATCAATATTAGGATCAGGAGTAATTACAGATCTTGCAGAGAAATCTACACGTTTACCCATTAAATTACCACGAACTCTTCCTGATTTAGAACCAAATCTTGATTTCAATGTTTTTAGAGGTCTACCAGATCTTTGTGCAGATGGTGGCATACCTTTAATTTCATTATCTACATATGTAGCTACATCAAATTGAACAAGTTGTGTAGAATTATCAATAATTTCTGCTGAAGCACCTTTATCTAGTTGTTCTCTTAGTCTAGCATTATTTCTAACAATTGTAATAAGTTTATGTGTTAGATCATCTTCCATTCTAGTATTATCATCCATAATAACAGATGGTCTTACAGTTAGAGGTGGAACTGCTAGAATAGAACATACCATCCAATCAGGACGAGAAAATTTTGGATTAAATCCTAGTAGAGTAACATCTTCATCAGTAATACGTTGAAAACATCTTAGAACAATTTCAGGTTGAAGTTTCATAGGTTCTCCTTCATCAAACGATTCTGCTTGTAATGCAATAGTTCCTTCAGTTCTAGATACTTTTTTAATTGTACGTGAACCACAATGTGCACAAACCTTAGATTCTTTTGGCATATGAGTTTTATAATAAGCAGTTGCATCACGTACTTTATCAAATCTTTCAATACCATTTTTTTGTAGAGAAATACGTTCCAAATCTTCTTTAGGTAAATAAGGTTTAGAACATGTTAGACATACAACTACTAAGAATTTTTGAATAATTTCTATAAATTGATAAAGATATACAGGTCTTGCTAAACGAATATGTCCAAAATGCCCAGGGCATAACAAATTTGTATATTTACATGTTGGACATATTTTACCATGTTCAGTTACTCCAAATCTTGGATCAAATACACCACCTGGAACTGGTTTTTCTGATTGAATTGTTTTATCTGTTATTACTTCTACTACACTTCTTGATATAATATCTGCTGGATTGGCAATGCCAAATTGAACACCAATGATAGTATCTCCCATTCTTTATATAATATATATAGTCTTTAGATAGATTCGTTTTTTAATTAGATTTTTTAAATTATTTTTTAAATTATTTTTTAAATTTTTTAGATTCTTCAATAACTAAATCAAAATATTCATCATTAGAAAGTAAATCATCTTTCATTTCTTTTTCAAAATCTAAAGAATCATAAAATAAAGAATATTCAGTTCCAGTTTTTTTTATAAATAAAGGTAAATCTTTAATTTTTTTTGAAGATAAATAAGAAAAAATTGTTCTACATAATTGTTGAAATTTCTTTCTATCATATTGTTCATCACCTAATTTCATAATTAATTCTGCTAATTTCATTTTATTAATTAAACATATTTAAGATATTATTTTCTAACTCTTTAATTGCAAAATTTAAATCATATGGATTATATTGCATAGTTACTAGTCCAAAAAAAGAACCTTCTATACAAACAACAATAAATGTCATAGCTAAATTAAATTTTAATATTTCTTGAGAATCAATATTATACATTTGACATAAGGTTATTATTCCTGTTAAACAAAATATAATTACACAACTAAATGTAACTGCAAAAATAATAATTAAAGGTAAATTATCATTCCAATTTTTTTGTGCATTATTATCTAGAATTGATTGAATTTCTGGTGGAATTGATTGTTCAGTATTAAGTGCATTCCATGGAATTTGATATTCATTATTTAATTGTTCATATTGTTCCATATCAATTTTTCCAATTTGAACTAAAGTATATAGATAATTATTTAAACCATTATTCCATGTATTAATAATATTATTTCCATAACTTAAAGCTAATTGTGAAAATCCTTTACATAAAATTCCTTTAATTTGTCCGTTAATTAAAGGTCTTGCAATAAAGATAATAAAAGGTGTCCAAAATATCCAAAGACTTATAGTTGCTGCTAATCCATTAATTATTCCTTTAATATGTAGAGGAGTTTCTTCAACAATAATAGTTTCCATTATAATAATATGACTTTTTATATAGATTTATTAATGCATACTGGATTATTTGTAATAACTATTCCAATATTCTATTTTGAATTTGTAACAAGAATTGTAACATATTCTTTAATTGATAATTTTACTTCAATAGCTGAACAAAGAATTGTACAATCAAATTTAAATAAAATTTTGAAAAAAGAACAAGTTCAACCTATAGTTGATTATGCAAATATACAATTAAATTCAAAAATTAAAGAAATAAATGATAATTTTTCAGATAAAAATGATAAAATTTATAATTTAGCATATAGTATTTGTGGAGGAATTTCTGCTATATGTATTTTTCTAGCAGGAATACTTTCTTTTATTTATGAAGTAAATTTTTTAACAATTTTATTAGAAAATTTAATTGTTTTAGCATTCATTTTATTATCTGAATTTTTATTAGTAACTGTATTTTTAAATAAGTTAGAAATTATTGATGGAGAATTTTTACATGCAACTTTATTATCTTCAATGATTTCACCATCTTTATGGGATTGTCCTCCAGGATGGACTTCAAGACATGATTGTAAATGGGGAGAAAGATGTGATTATAATAAAAAAATATTTCCAATAAATTTAATTTTAAATTTATTTCCAAGTTTATCTTAATACTATCTATTATCTAATATCTAATATCTAATTAAATAAACAAATGAAACTAAAAACTTTGAGAAAATCTTTAAAACCTGCAAAGAAATATGATGCTGTATTTGACATTGAAGGTAAAGAAAAAATTATTTCTTTTGGTGCTGCTGGTATGTCTGATTTTACATTACATCATGATGAAGCTAGAAAAGAACGTTATTTAAATAGACATCGTAAAAATGAACATTGGGATAAACCTGATACTCCTGGTGCATTAAGTAGATATATTTTATGGAATAAAAAAACTTTAAAAGCTTCATTACGTGATTATAAAAAAAGATTTAATCTTTAAAAATGGATTTTTTTATTTTAATATAATATTAATCTACTTTGTGAGGTAAATGACCTCTAACTTTGAGAGTGCAAAGAATCTTGTTCTTATGCAAATCAAAGCTCTTAATCCCAGACTTGATGATCATATTTTGGCAGCTTTTACGGTAATTTGCCCTGAATCTCCAATCAAGAATTTCATTTATTCTGCAGCTGAAATCAGATTAGAATTTCCTCTTGAGAAGCTTAGTGACACTGAGCTTACAACTTTGGGTGACTTATCAGTTACTCAGTTGAAAAAGGATTTCAATGATTCTTTTCAAGCGTTTGCTCAGATGTATGATGGTCCAAACCCATTTGACATTAAGGTGACATATGCAGGTTCAGATAATTCAGATTATGTTTCATCTGTCACTATTCACTTTGGTTTAAATCCGGAGATGGATGGTGTTAATTGCTCTCTCTTGGCTTTTCATTTCCCTCTTGCCTAAATCTCTATTTCAATTACAATTTTAAAAATGGATTTTTTTTCTATAATTATATTTTATTTTGACTCGGCAATAAAAATGCCACTTGCATGGCAAGCTAAATTCAAAACAAAGTGTCAACATTGTGATATTAAGCGAATCTCGCTTACTGATTTTGCTGGCTATGTTTGCTGTAGAACTTGTTACAAGAAAATTTATCAACGCTATTATGATAATCGCCCTCAAGCAAATAGTGTTGATGAATTAGCTTTTGATGAAGCTTTAGAAAAACTATTTAATGATCCTCTTAATCTTGAAGCTGCAATTCTTGAAGCAAAGAATACTAGGAATCTTTCATGGTATATTTCTCTTGTTCGCAAGCTCAAATAAGAAAAACGAATTATTTCTTTTTCATAATTTTTTATTTATAACAAAAAAAATGCTTGAAGTAATAATTTATTGGTATAAAAAGACTAATAATGAAAATGAAAATGAAAATGATCCTTTAGATATATGGAATAATTCAGAAATTAAAGGTAATGGAAAACCAATATCTTTAATTGATGGACAAGCATGGATTAATAATCTAAATTCAAAACATCCTGAATTTTATCATTTCATTATATCTCAAGCTTAATAATTCTTGATAACTTAAAGTATAATTAGATTTTTTGTATAATAACATAGTTGAATTAAATGAATGAACATATGCTAGAATTGTCGTTCCCATTACAATTGGAATTAGAAGATTCATCTATTTTATCTGTTTTATTTAATTTATCTATTTTTATTTTAAAAAATATACGTGGATTTCTTAATTTATTAAAAGACCAATAACGTGCTGATTCTGGACATAAATACGTATCACCTATTGTTGGTGACCAATATCTTTCTTTATAAAAAATTAATCCACCTGCATGATTATTTCCTCTTTCATAACATTCTTGTCTAAGAATTTGTCTTCCTTCATTTAAACATTTTAAAAAATAATTACGTTGTTCTTGAATTTTAAGTTCTTTTGATCTATTATTTGCATATTCAATAATATCTTTTTTTAATATAGAAAGTGAATGTTTATAATCATTTTTTGCTAAAACAATTTCATTTTTAATTTCTTTTATTTTTGGTATTTTACCAATTATTCTTAATAATTTTTTTATATATCCTTGTTCTTGAATTTTATCTTGTAATGTTTTTTCTTTATTACATAATGGACATTGATGTTTAGTTTTTGATAATGACGTTATAATACATTTTGTATGAAATGCATGACCACATTCTAATTTATAACATGTTAATGTACATTCTCTTAAATCTTTAAAATCTTTCATATCCATATCATCCCAACATATTGAACAAGTCATTTTTATAATTTATTCTAATACTTTAAAACGGAATTTTAATTATTTTTTTATTTTTTTTAAAAAGACTTCAAATTTTAAATTAAAATTCAAAAACAAATGTCTATGAATTTTAATTTAAATTTTAATTTTAATAGATTACATATACTTCCAAATGATATTTTAAAATATAAAATTTATCATTTGTTAGATTGGGAATCAAGAATATCATTTAATAAAGTTATACCAATAAGTGCAAGAAATTCAAAAAAATTTACTAAAAATCAAATTAATCAACATTCAGCACAAGCTGTTTGTAATGAACTTGCTTCTAAAACAATAGCTATAAATGAATGTAATGAATCAATTCCAACTAGAACAAATATGATAATAAATTATTTTGAAAATTTATGTAATCCATTAAATCAACATGCTCTTAATATTTATAGAGTTAAAGAAGGAGTTATTTTAAAATGTAGTGAATTCTATAATTGTGAACTTATTTCTTTAGAACAAAAACAAATACTTAATGAAACTATTGATAAACTTTTATTAATTGTTAGTAAATATCAAGGTTCTGTTAAAAAACCACAATCTATTATTATTTCTTAGTTTTAGAAATAGTTTTTAAAGTTTTTAAACTTCTACATGTTGCACCACCTTTTTTACATGAACCACGATGTTTAGAAATTTCGTCTTTTTTAACTGAACTTCCCATATCTTCAAACATTTTTTGAACATCTTTAAAATAATTATTAAAATCTGGAATAAATAAATGTTTACGTAATTCATAATAAGGATATATTTTTATCAAAGAATTCCAAAATTTTTTATGTTCAGTTTCATTTATAGTTGTTGTATTAATTGGACGACCAATTGAAAATTTTGGTTTATCAAAATTTAAAGCAATAGATAATAAAAATTCACGTCCAGGATATTTAATTGTTCTATCTTTTAAAATTTTTTGAAATTTTTTTAAAATATCTTCAAAATCAGGTGATTCTTCTGAATCTGGCATTTTAGAATCTTCAAGATGTTGTTTATGTAATTTTTCATTAACTTTATCATGAAATTCATATAACCATAAAGCCATATTATTTTGTGGTGGTTCTTCTTTTAAAAATTGTTGTGCTGATTGTCTACAATATTTACATGGTAATGTATCACCTAAAGTAGAAAATAATTCTTTTTTTTCTTTTAAACCACCTATAGTTACTGTAATTAAATGAAGTAATTCCCATCCTGAAGGTCCCCAAAAAGAGACATCCATATTATTATCTTTATTCTTTATAATTTTATAATTTTATAATTATAATTATAAAAATGAAGTTAGTATTTGCGTTTTTTATAGGTTTAATAGTTGGTATTGGTTTATCACAATTACATTCATTTATGACTAAAGAGAATTTTGCAGTAGTAAATGGTATTTTTTGTTCAATAGATAGTAGAAATCCATCATGTGAAGCACATTTTAGAAGTCAAGGATTAGAAAGAGGTCCAGATGGTAATTGGCGTGTTCCACCAATAGGTGGTGGAAGTTGGGGAAATAATAATGGTATTGGTTGGCATGGACCTATGTTTTAAAAATTATCTTTGTTAATAATTAAAAATGGCAAATCAAGTAGCACTTTTTGCAATGGCTATCTTAGTTGGAACAATGTTATCACAATTTTTTACTGCTCTTACTCGTGATTTAATTTTACCTTTATTTTCTCCTTTAGCTTCAGCTGAAGGTGGTGTAGCTAAACTTGTAGTTCCTGTAGGTTCAATTAAATTAAATGTTGGTGATTTTATTGTTCAAACTATGAATTTATTATTATCTTTAACTTTATTAGGTTTAGTAATGCCATATTTAACTGCTTATGTTCCTGTAGCTGGACGTGGTCGTTAAATTTCTCTTTAGTTAAAATAAGAATGCGTCATCATAAACTTAGAAAAACTTTACGTAAAAGAAAAGGTGGAGCATGGTATAACCCTTTAACATGGCTTGATAAAAAACCTGAAGAAGCTGTTCAAGCTGTTCCAGCTGCTACTGAAAAAGCTATGAGTGATGTAGTTACACCCTTAGGTGCTACTAATGAATCTACTGGTGTTCCTGGTGAAATGTCTGCTAGTGCACCTGCAGCTCTAGGTGGTAGACGTCGTAAATCTCGTAAATCTCGTAAATCTAAACGAAGACATTAATTTTATTCTTTCAATCTAAAATTAGTCCATCCATTCAAAGGCATTTTACCATATTTTTCTATTACACGTTTAGTCAAATCTGGTAGTGAAAGACCAACTTGTTCATTTTGAATTTTCCATTGTTTAAATACAGATTGAAGTTGAGCTTTTATCAAAGGTTCACCTTCTTCACATCCTTCAGTTTTTTCATGAAGAAATTTAGCAATACCATCAGTATCATTTCTATATTCATCAGTATATTCCAAAACTTTTCCTGGTGGAATAATTTTTTGTCCACGTTGTTCTTTAAGAAGATATACAAGATAATTTAGAAATGGTGTTGCCCATTGTGTTGAACCTACAGCATGTTGAATTGCTTCATCAATAGGATAATGATAAGGTTCAGTAGGTTTATCAACAAATTTAGATGTATAATTAATTACAACTAGACGACGCCATGTACCACCATCAGTAGAATGAATTTCAGGTTTATCATTACATGCAAGATGAAATTTAGCTTGAACTTCAAATTCTACACCAGATTTAAATAGATCACGTGCATACATTTTCTCACCTGAAGAAATTTGTTTCATTAAACCAGTATTTAGAGCTACTTTTTCATCAGGTTCTTGCATAGTAACAAATCTTCTTCCTTTCAATCTAATAACTTCTGGTGCAGCTGAACCTGAACCTGCACGTTTCTGAGTAAATAGTGTGATGGGAACTACAGCTGCATAATCACCAAGAGCTTTAGATGTCAAATTCATCAACATAGATTTACCATTAGAACCTGAACCAGTCAAAATATGAAATTTTTGTGATTTATTTCCACCTACAAGACATGTAGCAAGATGATTTAGAAAATATTGACGAACTTCTGAATCAGGTAGAACTTGTCCAATAAATTTTTGAATTTCTGACCATTCAGCATATTCATTATATTTCTTATCTTCATCATAATCAATCTCTGTAGAAAATGAAATATAATCTTCAGGTTTACCTGCTCTAAATGAGAAATCAGTCAAATCCAAAATACCATTATTAAATGCAATCAAATCTTTATTAGAATCTACTTTCTTAGTAAATTGTTCATCAAAGAATAGTTCACGACATTCTTTCATAGTATTAGCTTTAAAACTAGTAGATTTCAATTTTAGAACAACTTTTAGCAAATCAATTTGTTTCTTAAAATCACGGCAATATTGGCATTCACCACATTTATCTTTTTCTGCAGCTGAACATTTTTTACCTTCAACTTCCAAACCAAATAGAGTAGCACGTTTTTGAAATAGATCAGCAATTTCTGATGAAAGTTTAACTTGCAAATCAACACCAGAATCAGTTTCTAGCCAAATATGACCTGCCCATCTATACCATACATTTTTACCAAAATCAGAACATTTATAATGATCACGATATTTTGCATGAATAACTTTTGCAACATCATGTTCAGTACATGAAGCAGCTTGTTCAACTAGTCTACCAATATAAGATTTTTCAATTTGAAGATAACCATCAATATTATCTGTTCTAGACCAATATCTCAAAGAACCTATACCAGTTCTATCACCATCATTTCTAAACGTAAATTAGTTCCATTTCTGAATACAATCTGCTTCATTATATTTTTCTTCAGCTTGTGAACTAAAATCTAGAAATACATCTAGCAAATCTAAATGAATATTATGTAGACAAATACCTAGTTCAACCCATTCAGAATATATGGTATAACGTTCAGAATTTAAGTTCAAAGTATGATCTTTAATATATTGTTTTTCATCAGGATCTAGTTCTTTTCTAATTCTTTGTTGTGGTGATGATCCACGTGAATTAGGAGCACCACGTTGTGCTGGTCTTCCTCTTGCTGGTGTAACAGCACGTCCACCAGAAATTCTAGGTTCAGTTTGAATACCTGCATACATTTGTTTACCTTTTTCAGTTAGTGGTGTTTCATCTTCATCATCTCTACGTATAGATAGTCTTTTAATTAGTGATGCACTAACTTTTGGTGGTTCATTAAAAGAGAATTCTCCATCTTCAACTTGAATTATATAACGAGTTTCATAAGGTTTAGAATTAGGATCAGATTTTCTTGATCCATAAAGCATCCAATTAACTGAACGTTTTACAACAGCTTCATCATAAACTTTTTCCCATGTTTCTGTCAATGGTAGAGTAAAATGTGTATCCATAGATTTTAGCAAATTTCTTCTAATAGATTGTTCTACTAGAGAAGTAGTATTAACTTCTGGAATTACTATATGAATACCAGATTTCATTTTATTTTTTTTCTGATCAAACGTTGGCAATCTCTTTTCCATAATGAAAATTTCAAGTTTAGAAGGAATTTGAATATATTCTTTTAGTTGTCCTACATAAGCTTTTACAAAAGATAGGACTTGTTCTTGTGTATGTTGATGTTTTTTAATTTCAGCATCATAAACAAAATCAAAATCTACTCTTAGAGCACCTATATGAGTATTCTTTTCTACAAGATAATGTTTGTCATGATCTTCAAATGTAGATTCATAATATAGATCATAAAATTTAGGCATATCTTCTTCTTTAATGAAGTATTTTCCTCCACTTAGTGAAGTATGGGTATGAGCGCCTTCAGATTTATTTGCTTGAAGAAACTCATGGAAATTCTTGGCTTCCATTTCGTATTTTTTACAATAGATAATAAGTTGGAAGTAGGTCCGTTTTTAACGCAAACAAAAAACGAATTTAGATTAAGCTCTCATTAAAAGGTTAAAAAGAATGAAATTTTGTCCAGCATGTCATAATATGCTTTATGCAATTGATGAAGATGTAGATGAAGGACAAAAATTTGCAATTCTAAAATGTCGTAAATGTGAATTTAAAGAAAAACTAGATAAAAATAATCCTGTAGTATATGAACATATTTTGAGAGAAGATAAATCTAAACTTCTAGCTATAAATCCTTATTTGAAATATGACCCTACACTACCAAGATTTGAAATTTCATGTCCTTCAAAAGAATGTTCAGGAAAAGAAGTTGTAGGTGTAAAATTAGATCAACGTGAACTTCTATGGATGTATCAATGTACTTCATGTGAAACTACATGGAAACAATCTGCAGTTAATAACTAAGAAGAAAAAACGGAAACTTATACCTATGTTTAAAAATAATAAGAAAAATGGATGATCTACGTGAAACTTCAAAAATTATTCATCCTGAAGTTTTAAGTATTAATAGAGAAGATATAGATTCAAAAAATAGAATTACTTTACCATATTATTCTAAATATGAATATACTTGTTTGCTAGGAACTCGTGCACAACAACTAGCAGAAGGTTCTAGACCATTAGTTTCTACAGATGGTTTAAGAACTGATGATCCACAATTTATATGGAAACTTGCTAAAAAAGAAATTGTTGAACAAAAACTACCATTTATAATTCATCGTCGTCTTCCAAATGGAATTTCAGAATATTGGAGCACTATGGAACTTTCTATTATATGGTAATAAATAAATACAAATGGGTTTATTTTGGTATGTATTCTTAGGGTTTGCATTATATTATACTTACTTATATTATACAACTAAGAAATTAGATACTCAACAATGGGATACATTATATATTTTAATAGCTATAGGATTTCTAGGATGGATAACTTTTTAACCTGACATTTCTTGTAAAGTTTTAGAAGATGGTGGAAATTCTAAAGTTTCATGAATTAATGGTCTAACTAATAAAACAGGTAAATTATGTGTTAAACTTTTATTAGCAAATTGTAAATCTACACTTGTTGAAGGATCAAATCTTGCTCTATCTTGTGCAATATGTACATGAACTTCACTTTCATATGAACGTGGCCAATTTGTCCAAAATGTTTTTAATAAATATACTGAAAGTAATCCACCTATAAGTGCAGTCATATGATAACCTTTAGTATATAAATATGCTATACTAGTTAAAAGTAAAACAGTAGATATTTGACGTGCTCCAGACATTAATCTTAATATTTCAGGAGCTTTAGTTCTAGTTGCTACCATAAATACAAATACACCTATAAGAAATAATGCTCCTGCTAAATCCTTTTTCATTCCTTATTATTAAGTTAGAAAATGGATATAGACAATAATAATTGAGAAATAATAAAGATGATTATTCCTATAAGATGTGTATCGTGTAATAATGTTATAGCTGGTAAATGGCTTCCTTATATGAAGAAAGTTGAAGAATATCGTAAACTAGATGGACGAGGACCGGAACTTATTTATTTAACTCAAGAAACTAAGAAAACAGCAGAAGGTAAAGCTCTTGATGAACTTGGTATTACAAAACAATGTTGTAGAAGACATATATTAACTCATGTAGACTTAATTTAATTTATCTAATAAAAACAAATGTCTATGAGTGATTACATGAGAAGAAAACAAATTAATGCACCAGTTGTTAAAGATATACAAATGAGAAATCCTGATGTATCTTCCTGTATATGGAGAACTAAATTAGCAGTTTCATCTGTTTATGGTGTAGGTAAACATGCAATAACTAATGTTTTTGATCCTTCTAATACTGCAACATCATCTAAACAGCAAGCAGTTCAATCATTTAAATCTTCAGGATTTGGTGGACGTAATCAAGATGTTTCTAATTATGTTATGACTTTAAGTGCATCATCTATTCGTAAAGATAATTTTACTGGACCAAAATTACAATCTGGAACTACTGGTAGAGCTGCAGGTTGTTTAACTTCTACTCCAGCTTCACAAATTGTTTCTCAATCTGGTAATTCTGATGGTTCTATTTCAGGATTAAATATGGGTTATGTATCTACTTGTACTCCTAAATTTCAACCTCAAGTTCAATCTCAATTTGTTGACTATTTACCAGATATTAAACGTGGATTAGGTGTTCAATCACGTGAAGATTGGAATGGAGCTAAACTAACTAATTATGGTTCTCAAAATCCATTAGATCCTCGTTGTAGAGGTGTATTTACTCAAGGTAATGCAAAAGTATCTGAAGCTGCTGATGGTTTAGTTCCTAAAGATGTAATAGTTATTGGTAAACCTAATAGACCTTATAATTCTGAATTTGCTATTTTACAAACTTCTAGAACTGGTGAACAAATTGGAACATCAAATCTTCCAGAAACTCGTGCTACTAAAGTTGGTGCTGCTTTAAGAAAAATACCTACTGGTATTAATCATCGTGGACCACAACCTGTAACTAAAATGGTTCCTGAACCTTATCAATTAAATAATGGTATGAGATCTGTTCCTGCTATTAATAATCCACCTGGACAAGCTGTAAAACATTAATTGTAAAAACGAATTATTAATTGTTTAATATTATTTTTATAAAATTCAAATCAATAATGGAATTTGGTTCTTTCTCTGAAGATTTTAATGGTTTCTGTACAATTCATAATGGAATGCCAAAATGTATAAGTAATGAAAAACATGCAGAAATGTGGCTAGCTAATATTATAGCTGTAATTTTCGCATATCTAATCTATTATAGATGTACCTCTTAATTTATAATTTAAATAATTAAAAACGAATTATTTTTTAATTATTTAAAAATAAGAAAAAATTAACTTGTGTATTTAACGTGTATTTTAAGGTGTATAACGTGTATTAAAAATGAATTTCAAACATTTGCTTGCTGCTTCATTTACTTTATCTCTAGGAACTTTGATAATTGCAACAATTACCGGTAATCCAATATTGTTTGGAGTTGTTATTGGTCTTAGTGTAATTAATGTTGCAGTTTGTCTAATTAAATAATTTTCTAATTAAATAAAAATTTAGAAATTTAGAAATTTAGAATTTTAAGATACTATCTTAAGATTAATAAATGTTAACAGTTTACTTATTTGAAACCAAACCAGATTTTACAGTTGATTTATCGAAAGTACCTTCTAGCGATTTAGCTGATGAATGTGACAATATTTTAACACATCATAAAGAATGCAAAATTTTTTTTGGATTTTTAGAACCTGGATTTATGTTAGATTTAAAACATGAAGCAAGAATTAGAAAATGTATTAGAAAATTTGATTGTCATTTAATATGTTTTCATATTGAAAGTATTCCTTTTTCATGGAAAAACGAAATTGATTTTATATATTCAAAATCTATTAAGAAAAATGGAACAACCGAAATTATCAACAATGGTTGTCTTATACAACATGAATTTCAAAGTTAATACAGATTCTATTTTACATAATCTTCCTCTAAATGAATCTATTATAAAAATTGAAAAAAGAGGTATTCTACGTAGAGGTGAATCATCACGTGATAAAATTAAAAGAAGAACTAAACAAGAAGTTAAAACTAAAACTGGGTTTGGTCATAATTCTATTACTATAGTAATGATGAATTCTGGTAAAGGTTTTCCTATGAAAGAAATTACTATTAAAATATTTCAAAATGGTGTATTTCATTTAACAGGTATTTTAGATGATTCTTATGATTCTGAATGTATGAGAATTTTATGTGATACTTTGTGGGAAATTCCTTCTGCAATTCAAGAAAAACCTCTAAATTATGAAATTGTAAGAAGACGTGTTGTTCTAATGAATTATACTACTGAACTAAATCCTAAAACAACAGTTCCACGTGAAACTTTCTATAATATATTGAAAAAAGTTCCTGAAATTAATGTTTCTTATAATCCCGATGTTTATCCTGGAATAAAAATACAATTTGAAAATAATTGGACTGCAAAAATATTTAGAACAGGAAAAATTATTTTAACTGGAATTACTACTAAAAAACATTGTGAAGAATTTGTTGTACTTCTAGATAATTTACTTAAAAAGTATTTGCCTAAAACTAAATGATAGGTATATTAATTTGTGGACCATCAGGTGTTGGTAAAACATCAAACTTATCAAAAATTTTTGATAAGGTTGGTGAAGCTGAAATTTTAGATCCTGATAAACGTCCTGAAAAAGAACATACTGAACGTTCTTCTAAAACTCTTGAAGAAGTTAATGAATTTATTTCTCAAAAGAAAGATTTTGCTTATGTTGCTACATGTGGTGGTATAACAATAATAAAAAATTTATTAAAAAAGATGAAAGATCAAGGTTATAAAACTATTGTAGTAATTGTATATACTTCTATAGAAACTGCTATAGAACGTATTTCTCAACGTGAACAAGAAACTCCTTTAGAAGTTATTCAAGATTTACATGAATTTTTTACTAAAAAAGCTGAATATTATATGAAAGCAAAAAATGTTGATGAACTTCTTTTATATAATAATGAAACTAAATTTACATTAATTTTAGATAAGAAAGATAAGAAAATACATTGTTATAAAAAGAACGAAAAATTTTATTTTGATATTTCACCCTACTGTAGCTCTTGAATTTAATTTAGGTTGTTCCATTAAAAATGTAGTTAAAGTATATACATAAATAAATGTATAAATTTGTATACCTGTTATTAATGTTATTATAAAAAAAAGACCTTTACCTTCAGTAAAATATATATAAGATTCATTTGCGTATATGATTGATGCGCCGAATACGACGAGTGCGCTTCCTAAAGTTCCCCATAAACTTCCTTGTGTTACGGCGTCCATTCTTCTTTGTCTTACGTCTACGTTTTCTTCCACCTACTTTATATGGTTGTGCTCCTGCTAAATTATCATATGTTTTATCTGCATTAATTTGATTTAAATTATCTACTAAAGATTTATGATTTGCTCCAAAAGATACACCTGAAATTGTTTTACCTTCAGGAACATGTGGTATACTTAAAGCACCACCACGTTGTGTTACACCACCTTTAATAGCATGTTGAGCTTGTGCTTGTGTTCTTTGCATAGTTAATCTTGCTGCATGATTTAATAAACCACCATCAATATTTTGTTGATGTCCTGTATGTTGTGGTCCTAAACCTGTAGCAATTATCATACCATTTCCATGTATACTCGTTGGAGTTGCCATATTATTGTATTATAAAGAAATAAATGACATCATTGAGTGCCATACAAATTCAAGCTTTAGTTAGAGATATGGATACATCATTTAGAAAATATCGTCATTTAAAAGAAACAAATAATAAAGAATGGGCAGAAAAAATTAAAGAAGAAAATTTAGTATTATTTAATGATTTTCCAACTGTTTTTAATATGCATATGAATGGAACTTTAGATCATACATTTTTTGATATGCTTGGTCTAAAACGTAAAATTGAAAAAGGTGAATTAACTGAACATGAAGCTTCAGTTATAATGGGACAAAAATTATTTAATAAATATGTTGATCCTGTATTAAAAAATATGCCTCCTCCACCTACAATGTCTTATTCACAATTTTATAAAGAAGAAACCTCTGGTTTAGATTAAGAATGTCTGGAATAAGATTTAGACCTAAATACAATGTTCTTCCACAAAGTCGTGAAGTTAAAACACCACCATTAACATCTTTTCGTTCTCCTGGAAAAATATATTGTTGCATTAAAGTTTTTAAAAGTGGTTTTATAAGAATACCAAATCCAACAATAAATTTTCTTGATGGTGGTTCACCTTCTTTAAGTGGTTCAAATATAAGAGATGGTGGTTCACCTTCTGCTGGTGGTCCAAAATTATATGACGGAGGATCGCCTTAGATTATTATATAAATTATAATAAATGACAGAACAAGTAACATTTTTATTACGTGATGGTTATTCTACTGGTGCAACAGGATGGACTGCAGTAAATCCCGTATTAGCACAAGGTGAACCTGGATTTGAAGTTGATACTACAACATTAAAAATTGGTAATGGTTCTAATGCATGGGATAATTTAGCAAATTTAAGATTTGGACGTAAAGTTGCTATAGGTCGTGAAGCAGGTTATTCTGGACAAAATCCAGTTTCTGTAGCTATTGGACAACAATCAGGAACATTTGATCAAGGAATTGCAGCTGTTTCTATTGGTTCAGAATCTGGAAATACTAAACAAGGTTCATATTCAGTAGCAATTGGACCTGGTGCTGGATTAACTGGGCAAGGTGATAGTTCAATTGCTATTGGAAGATTAGCTGGTGAAAATGAACAACAAATAAATTCTATAGCTATAGGTCGTCAAGCAGGTCTTACCAGACAAGGACAAAGCTCTATAGCTATTGGTAATAAAGCAGGACAAACTAGTCAACAAGGAGGAGGTATATCAATTGGTAGTCAAGCTGGTCAAAATACTCAACAAGCAAATTCTATAGCAATAGGTGAATTTGCTGGTTATGATACTCAAGAAAGAAATTCTATAGCAATAGGTAAATTTGCTGGTCAATTTACTCAACAAGCAAATTCTATAGCAATTGGTACTGAAGCTGGTCAAAATACTCAACAAGCAAATTCTATAGCAATAGGTGAACTTTCTGGTAATATTGGACAAGGTTCACAATCTATTGCCATTGGAAGAAAAGCTGGAGAAACAAATCAAGCTAATAATACTATTATTTTAAATGCTAGTGGAAATGCATTTAATGGAGAAACAGGTATAACTGGATGTTTTTATGTAAATCCAGTTCGTAAAATAATTGGAAGTACATTTGGATTTAGTAATTTATATTATAATCCTATTACATCAGAAATTGTTTTTTTTTCAAATTGAAAACTCATCTCTTAAAGCCATCATAATTTTTCCTAATTGATTTTGTCCTTTCCATTTTTCTGGATATTTAGATTTATCTGTATTTTCTGATGTTCCAATACCCCAAAATAAATCACGTGCATCTGCATCACCAATTTTCTTAGTTCCAGTTTCAATAAGTTGTTTTTGTATTTCTGGATGTTGAACAAATTTTGCACGCACACCACGTTTCATTACATCTAATCTTTCAGAATCCCATTTTTCTTTAATAAAATTCTTTACTTTTTTACCTAAAGCTTTAACTGCTTTAGCTGAAGGAGTTTCTAAAATTTGTTGTAAAATTTCTTTATCATTAAATGTTTGTGCTTTCATAGCTTGAAAGTAATGTTCTACAGTTGGATATTTACGATCTTCAATTTGCACAGGATATTCTGCCATATTACTAAATGTTCTATATGGTCCTTTATCTTCACCTGCAGCATGAAATAAAATAGGTTCTTGAACTTGAATTTCAGAACCACCTTTCTTTTTTAATTTACGTTTAGGTTTTTCAGAAAGTTCAAGTTTTTCTGCATCATCATTAGGAATAAATTCTGATTTAACTTCAATTACAGGTTCTTTTTTATCAAAGATAAATGTTCTATGTAAGAATGAATATGATTGTTGTTCTTGTGTAAGAACTTTTGTTTGTTGTGTATAAAATTCTGAAAATAAGATAGATTCACGTAATTCAAAACCATTTTCTTGAAATATTTCTTGAACTTTTTTAAATGGAACAAGATATTCTTTTTGTGGTCTTTCAAATGATTCTAATGCAACAATAATTTCCATACCAAATTCTTCAGACCATGATTCTTTATCTTCATATTTCTTAGTAAATTCACCACCTACATTACGTCCATCTGTAAATATATGTGAATCTTTACTAATTAATAATGAATATACTGCTTGACCATCCATACATGTTCCAAAGAATGATTTCTTTGTATGTAATGAAACATTTTGAACAAATGTTCTAAATATTTCTTCTGAACCACATGCATAATGTATATTAAATTGACTAGATGAATAATCAAATTTATTTAATTTTTCAAAAGCAGATAAATATGTAGTTGTTCCAGTTTCTTCACCTTTTAAAATTTTAAATTTAGGACTTTCTTGATCATATAAAGGTTCTGTCATATCACCTTTTATCATTAACATTTTTGGTCTATAATCTGCAGGATGAATTTCCATATCTTTTAGATAACGAGAACATGCTTCTTTTAATCCAGAATCTGCAGGATCAATGCCAACAATTTTACTTACACGATTACGTTTCCATCTTACTAAATCACCACCTTTACCAACACCAAATTCTAATAAAGTAGAATCTTTTGTAAGAGTTTTAGAATATAATAAATCTTTAATTGATAAATGAAATGTATATGAAGGTTGTAAAATTCTTGCATGTCTATCTAAATCTTCTTTATAATAAATTTCATCTTCTTGTGAATTATCAATTGGTATACTAGCAAATTGTTTCAAAGTTTCTTCTGCTATAGGAATATGTATAGATGACCAAATATTATCAGCAACTTGACGTTCATTACCAAATTCAGGTTCACCTTTTACACGATATTTATAAGTTTTATCATAACGTGTTCTTAAAATAATCCAACGTTGTTTTTCTATATTGTAAGAACATTCAATAATAGTATTATCTTCTATACGTTGTTCAAAAGAATCATATGGTAAACCTTTTTCATTAATAGGAACCATAATTTTATATGCATCAGGATTTTTAGGATTTGAAGGTTGAAATAAAGCAGGTGCATATTTTTCAGTTTTAAGAGCAGATAAATCTTCAGGTATTTTTTCATGAACAAATTCACCAGTTAAAGTTTCACATGGATATAAAATAGAATCTGTTGGTCTTCTACCAATATATAAAGAACCTTTTTTAACTCTTGTATCTAAAACAGGATCATAAGTTTCTTCACCTAATCTTAAAAGAAAATCAATAGAATTTTGTTGTGGTGGTTTCCATTTATATACAGTTGTCCATACATTTCTATCACGTTGTGCTAAAGGTGCTAATCCAGTATTTTTAGGTGTAAATACTATACCATCAGTTTCATATTCATATTCAGCTTCTAAGATTTCTTTAATAGCTTTTTCCATTACATGACCATCACCAGCAAGAAATTTCTTAGTTTCAATTCTAATTGGTTTTCCTGGTTCCATCATAAATTTTTTAGAATCTTCAACAAATTTTCTTGCACATTCTAATCTAGAATTCTCACCCATTAAAGGTAAATCTGTAATATCTTTTCCTTTATAACGATACATATCAAAGATTAAGAATAAATTAGGTTTAATAAATTCTCCATCAATAAAATCACCAATATATTCTTCTCCTGCAGTTAAACCTGTCCAAATAGGAATATTTGTTCTAAAAGCAATTCTTAAAACTTTTTTATTTTTAGCTACATATAACCCATATCTTGAACCATCTGCTTTAATAGTAACTGAATAATCTTTCCATATACTTGATGATTCAGTTTCAATAAGATTACGACGCATTAAAGTAACAGGACTATAAAAGTTTAATCTTGTAGAACGAAATTCTTGTATATATTTATCTTGTTCTTGTGGACTTAAAATATAATCAGATTCTTGAAAAGATTTTACTAAAGAATCTATTAAACGTAATAAAGATTCTTGAATTTCTTTATGAGATAATTTTGTATTACGTTTAACAAATTCAATTTCAAGTTCATATCCTGGTGGTTCTTTTAAAACATCTTTTAATGCTTGTCCTTTCTTTCTAGATTTTACTAATGAGAAATCTATATTAAATAATTCATCAATAGATTTATAAGTTCTTCTATTAATTAAACGAATCATTTCTACACGTTTATCATTTGGTGATGCTTCCCAATCTCTTCTAATAACTTCTTCTTCACGTAAACGAAGTCTTGTAAATCTTTCTGTATATTCTAAAACATTATTTGAAATTGGATAAGGTGTTTTCTTTTCAACTTTTAAAGGTATACCTTTAAATGATGATGACATACATACTTTTTGAATTAATTGTGGTGTTTCAACTTCTACACGAATATTTTGTGGATACATGACACGTAATAAAGAAGTTTCAACACATGAACCTAAAGATATAGTTTTAATACATTCTTGAATTCTATCAGCAGTATCTTTAGTTTGAATTGAAGAAGCTAAAACAGAACATTCAAATTCTGCTTTAGAATCTTTAATAGCAATATTAATAAATTCGTGGATAATCTTATCCATTCTTCTTATTATTTATCAGATGAATTTAGCTAAGTCCATTTTTCATTCAGCAAGTCTTTCATAAGTTTTTCTTTGTTTTTGATCATCATCCATTCGTTTACGTTGATCAGAACAAAATTGAATATATTTTTCTATTTGTTCAAGACATTCTTGAGATAAATTTTCAGATGAAATAAAAACACCATTTGAAGTTCTAGTAAATGTTTGTGTATATTGATTAATCGTATGATATAATTGTTCATGTTCACTTGCATCTAAAGAATCAATTTGTGCTTTCATCTGTTCCAGCTTTGAGCGATTCATTTGTTCATTCTACAACTTTTCTCTTTAACCTCTTTTTCTTAGGTTCTTCAACTTGACTTACTGTAACTACTTTCTCTTCTGAAGCATCACTGATAGTTGGTGTTTGAAATTTAATTTCTTGTTCAGCATGTAACAAAGGCATTAAAGGAGCAGGTTTTAATTCAGAACGTAATTTACCAATAATTATAATATCTTTATCCATTTGTTTAAATACAGAACTTACAACTTCAAATTCAATTTCTTTACCAGATTCAAGATTTTCAAATTCTTGATTACCTATGTGCAAATCTCTAAGTATAAGAATTTTTAATGGTGGTAACATAGCATGAATACCTATTTTTGAACGAACATCAGTTACAGCTTTGAATACTTGACCAGTATGTGGGAAACATATATCTGCTTGAAATGTAACTTCATAATCAATACCACCTTTAGTATAATTTGAACGTCCAATTGAATATTTTAAAATTGTTATACTTTGTGATTGAATAAATCCTTCTGATGAACAATGTCCTTCTAAATTCATTCTTAATTGTGTTACTAAAGGTTGAAGCATATTCTTTTGTAGATTTTTAGATTGAATGTGAACATTTCTAGTTAATTCACGACGTTCAAATAAAGGATCCATTTGTTTTCCTTATTATATATAGATGTAAACTTCATTCCATTTTAAAACAACCTACATTATTTTATTAATGGCTTGGAAATCACTTCATACAAATATTCCTTATGGATTTAGCGGCAAATTAAATTCAGGGATGTATACTATTGGTGATATTGAAATGTTAAAAATTGAAAATAATTTAGATGATGGTATTTGGATTAATGATAAAGGACAATCTATAGCTATTTTAACTACTGGATTAGGTTATTATAAAATACATAATTCTAAAAAAGTTACTAATTGGAAAGGTGGTGTAATAAGAAAAATTGTTGTTGTATCTACAGAATTAGTTTTTGGTAGTATAGATTCTTATGTTTTTAAATCTGATGAATCAATAGATATTAAAGCAAATGAAATTTATGGAACAATGAAAATTATTTTAAATCAAGAAGATATTAAAGTAGAATTTATTGATCCTGCAGATTCTTCAGATGATGAAGATATTTTATTTTAAATTTTATTTTAAATTTTATTTTAAATTTTATTAATCATATTAATAATAAATGAAATTAGAAATTCAAGAAAAAATTCAATTAGCTTTACCAGAATTTCAAAATATAAAATATACTGAAATTCATGGTTTAACACATAATCAAATAAGAATTAGTGGTGAATCTTTAAGACATACTAAATATGATTTTATTGCTGATATTTTTATATATAAAAGAACAAAAGAACATTCAATTGCTAGAATTGATACTAAAGATAAAGATACCTTGAAAAAATTAGTTATGTTATTTTAATTTTTTAATCTTTTAATCTTGTTACAAGATCTTTACGATTATCATCTTCTTGTAATATAGCCCATTCTTCAGGTGTCCACCATACAATACCTTTTTTATTTTGAATAATATTATGACGAACAAGTAAAGCCAAAAATAGACATCTATCTATCTTTGTTTTTATATAATCAGGAAATGACATTCCTAACCAATCAGCAAATAAATTTAATACTATATCAGATAATGCTGTTCCACATGCACGTCCACCTAAAACTTTTGAACGTTCTGCTCTTTTAAGAATATTACCTTTTTCAATATTAAATAAAATTTTTCTATCTTTCATTGCTGCAAAATAATTTTCACGTTTTTCAATAAAAGAATTTTTTAAGTTTTCAACCCATTCTTCATATTCATCTTTTTGATCACCTATTGGAGTTATTTTTTCTTTATCTTCATAAATCTTTTTTGAACCAAGAATTTTAAAATGTTTTGTCTTTAATTGTTTAGCAAATATAGGAGGATTTTTCCAATCTAAATTTATCATATATTCTAATCTATCTTTTGGATGCATTATATGATCTAAAATATACCATTCTAAAACTTCTTGTGAAAATCTTTGTTTTATATCACCTTTCCAATTAAATTTTTGTAATGCTTCATATAATGTTATAGATTTCTTTTCTTCAGTTTCATGAATTCTTAAAGGTATATTACGTATCTCTTCAGATTTAATTAATCTATCTTGTAATGAATTAAATTTTCCTGTAGTAAATGCATATAAATTTCCTTTAGATTCTAAAGTTCCTACTCTACCATTTTTATCTTTTAATTGAAATCCTGATTCAATTGCTGATTGTAAAGTATAAATTAAAACATCTTTATCATATTGATTCATTTCTGGAGATTTTTCTAAATCATTAATATTCCATATAGGTTTTCTTAAAAACATTGATAAAATTTTATCTAATATTTCATCACGAACATCTAAATATGCAGATAAAGGTCTTTCATGATCAGGATCTTCAGGAATTTCTTTTATTTTACATACTGATGATACTTCACCAAATAAAGGTGAAGATAAATCATTTAATTTAAATTTCATAATTTCATTTTTATATGAAGATGTTTGTTCAATTTCAAATTTTCTCCATTCATTAGGTAAATTATTTAATTCAGTTTGTAATGGACAATCCATTGCAGATTCCATTATAATATTTTTTAATTTAGCTATTATTTTACCTTTTTGTTCAACTCTAGTTCTATAATAATATTCATCTATTAATTCTTCATCAGAATCTTCAACTTTACAAACATGTAAATAAACTGTACAATTTTGTTCTTCAAATGGTAATCTTGTATGTGAACATGTTCTAATACCTCTTCCTACAGCTTGTTCAATTCTTGACATATTCCACCAAAATTCTAAAATATGTATTTGTCTAACAAAACTTAAATCTATTCCTTCTGCTACAGTTTTTGATCCTATTATAATCTTTATATCATCACCCTTATAATTTGAAGGCATTTTTAATCTATCTAATAATCTACGTCTTTCACCTTCTTGAACTTTAGATGTAAATAAAGCATATTTACCCTTAGAACCAGGTTCAATTTCATTAGATGTTTTTTCTAAAAGTTGATTTCCATTTGCAGATGAATAACCATGTTCTTCTAAACACATAGCAAATAAATCTGCTCCATACTTTACAGAATTTGAATATATAAATATTACACCTTTTGATTCTGAAATAAGTTTATTTACAAGTGCAAATTTAGAACTATAATTTTCAATTTGTGATGGACTTAAAAATGTTGGAACACCTTTAGCATATTTATATGTTGATGATTCATCAGTTGATAAAACAAATGTTTTTGAAAATGGTTGATTATCAGGAAAAGAACATAAAACTTGTTCTATAGATGCAGGACCTAATTTTGTTAATTCTTTAGACATCATAATTTTTTTTTGTATTCCTTTAACATATGATCCTGTTAATGTAAGAATATGTCTACGTTCATTTAAAGGTATTGTGTTACCCGTTTCCCAATCTTTTGTTGCTATTGGTGCTATAAATTTTTTAGAAGGTGGTAATCTAAAAGGAAATGTTAAAGGATTATCACCACGCACATAAGAAATATAATCTTGACACCATCCTCTAAATTTTATTTCCATACCTTCTTTAAAATCGCCATTTTCTAAAAATACATCTTCTGTTTTTAAAAATGTTTTAATTTTTCTATCATTTAATAAAAAAATATTAAAATAATATAAAATTTCAGTATAATCATCAAACATAGGTGTTGCAGTTAAAAGAATTAAAATTAAATTATCGGCAACTTCAACAATATGTTTTAATGCAGAACTAATTAATTTTGTTTCTAATCCTTCATCAGTTGTTTTTAATGAATGTGCTTCATCAATAATAATCATACGATTATCAAATGTTTTATGTATCCATGTTTCTAAATGTAAACTTCCAATATCTGCTTGTGTTTTTAAAACATTAGCAAATTCAGTATAACCTTGAAACTCATAAAATTCTTTAATTAATTTTTGTGATATATCTGAAATCTTTTCTCTAACTTGAGGATCAGACCATTTCATAGGTTCATTTTGAACACGTAAAATCATATCTAAATAACGTCTACCTGTGCATTGTTTAGATGATAGAACACCATTATCAACTGTAACCTTAGATAAACTAAAAATTTGATTTTTAAAATTATCTTGAACAGCAGGATTAGCAAGAACTAAAACAGTTTTTTCTTGGAATTCAGGTTTAGTAATATATTCTTCAGATATTTGTATTGCTGTGCATGTTTTTCCAGTTCCAGTTCCATGAACAACTAATAAATTTCTTACTGATGATTCAGGAGATAATACTCTTCTTAAAAATCTTTGATAATTTTGTAATTTAAAATCACTTGATGATGATACAGAACATTGTTCTTCTCTCATTGAACGTAACGTTTCTAAAGAAATAGAAGGTAAAGTTTTACCTTTTGTTTCTTTCAACTCAGAATTGGTTATATTCACTGCCATTACATTGTTAGTCTATTTTTTCTTATAAAATTAATCTACTTTTGAAGAAGTATTTGTATCTTCTTTTGATTCTTCAAGAGGTTTAGATAAACGTTCAGTTGCATTATTAAGTTTTTCTTGAATTTCATCAATAACATCTTGTAAATTACTATTATAATCTTCAAGATATTGAATATCTCTATCACTTTTATATTTTGAAATAACAATTCCGGTTAATACAGCTACTAAATATAAAATTGGTGAAGTCATTACATACATTGAACAATCCATTTCTTTTTAAATATATCTATGCGTCTAAATTCATTAAATCCCCCCTCCATAAAGCAAAAAAACTAAATTTTGAAATTCTTGATAGGATCTTAAAAATAATTTCTGTAAAATTTTGGTTGTGTCTGTAAAATATTTATTTTTT